GTTTACAAACTGTAGCACATACAATGAAAAATTTGTTTCTAGATTGTTGAAGTTTAAATCGGTAGAATTTATTGCAAGTATTGATGGTGTAGATAAAACTGCGGAATATATTCGCCATGGAACAAAATGGAATGTGGTAGAAAAAAATATTAAAGAATTTGCAAAACAATTTAGTAATTTTTCATTCAATACAGCGATAAGTCAATACACACTATTGGACGTTTCAAGGCTTGCCAAATTTCTAATAGAATTGTATAATATAAACAATAAGATTGCAACAAGATGTTATTCGGTGATTTCACCAAAGAGTTTACATTTTTTGAATATGCCTGAACATCATAAACAAAAAGTGTATGAAGAAATAGATAAAGCAACAGAGATATTAAAACCTGAAAATTTTTATGTCTTTGTTAAAGAAATTAATGATATCAAAAACAATTTAAAAAATACACCAACAATAGATTCAAATTCTTATTTTGAATTTACGGAAAAGTTAGATAAACTTCGTGGTGAAAATTTTGAAGATGTTTTTGGAATCAACTTGAGATAATTCAATTCCACAGTAGCACAGCGGTAGTGCAGTTGACTGTTAATCAATTGGTCGTAGGTTCGATCCCTGCCTGTGGAGCCAAATAAACGGAGTGTAGCACAGCCTGGTAGTGCGCTTGCTTTGGGAGCAAGAGGTCCAAGGTTCGAATCCTTGTACTCCGACCAAGAACCTCGCCTTTGTTGACGGCGTAGAGAAGGATAAATTGTCAACAATATGGGCTGGTAGTGATAATGGGAGCACAGTAGCTTTGCAAGCTTCGAGTAGGGGTTCGATTCCCCTCCGGTCCACCATATAAAAACATACTCTACCCTACCCTGGCTGGAACGGCTGTGCGGGGATAGGAGAACAGACCCGTTTGAGTGTGTTTTTATATGGTGATATAGCATAGACGGATATGCGGGGCTCTCATAAGGCTCAAAGGTTGGATCGTTACCAACTATCACCACCAAGTTATGCAGATAATGGTGGGGTAGCCGGCATGTCCGGCACATTCTAGATTCCCGCAAAGGTTCGAATCCTTTGGTCTGCGCCATATTTTCGGTCCTTAGTAAAATGAATATTACACAACGCTACGAACGTTGAAGTGGGAGTTTGATTCTCTCAGGACCGGCCAGTTATTGCCCTTGTAGCTCAGAGGAAGAGCACCGTCTTGATAAGGCGTAGGTCGACATTTCGAAATTGTCCAAGGGTACCATGTTTTAGGATCGGTTCAGCAACCAAAAAGCATTCAACTTGTAATTGAAAACGCAAAAACGATCCTGTTGTATTGTCTCGCAAGTGTTCCGGTAGCATAAGACTCTCCAAAAGTCCAGGACGGGGTTCGATTCCCTGGCGAGGCGCCATTTTTTATAGAAAGGTGATTGATATGAAAAACTTTAACATAAATGAAGTCAGACAATTCCTTGCAACACAAGGACCTGATACCCGTGTATATCTGGGTGCCGACTCCGAAAGAGTAAGAGTTAACGGCGTATGGTATGCTGACTATGCATTGGCTGTTGTTGTTCATATTGATGGCCGTCATGGTTGTAAAATCTTTGGTTATGTTGATCGTGAATTGGATTACGACCATAAGAAAAGCAAACCTGCTATGCGTCTGATGACAGAAGTATACAAGGTTTCAGAATTGTTCCAAGAATTGCAAGAAGCACTAGAAGATTTCCATGTTGAAGTTCATTTGGACTTGAACAAGGATGAAGAATTCGGTTCTTCTTGTGTTGTGCAACAAGCAATTGGTTATATCAAAGGTACATGTAACATGACACCTATGGTGAAACCAGATGCTCCTGCCGCTTCTTTCTGTGCAGACCGTTTGAAGCGTATTCTTGCTGAACAAGCATGATACAGACCCCAAAGTAATTAAGTTTACTTTGGGGTGGCTATAGTGTAGTGGAAGCACCCAACTCTGTGAAAGTTGTAGTATGGGATCGTTACCCATTAGTCACCCCAAAGTAAATTTGCCCCGTTAGTTTAATGGTAGAACACCGCCCTTACAAGACGGCCACGGCAGTTCGATTCTGTCACGGGGTACCAATAATGCAACTCTAGCTGATGTGGTCATAGCGGCGGTCTGAAGAGCCGTTGAAAGAGGTTCGATTCCTCTGGGTTGCACCAAGTTTAGGATCGGTTCAGCAAAAATTAACTAGCTCAATGGTAGAGCATTTGCCTTCTAAGCAAACGGAGCCGTTCGAATCGGCGTTAAACGATCCTGTTGTATTTGCCCCGGTGACGGAATAGGTATACGTGTCTGTCTCAAAAGCAGAATTTTGTGGGCTCGAATCCCACCTGGGGTACCATATTGGGGAGGAAACTTTGATTGGTGAAGTCCGGCCTCTTAAGCCGAGAGAACGCAGTTCGAACCTGCGCCGCCCCACCATGCTCTCATAGTATAATGGCATTACACACCCTTGGTAAGGGTGAAAACCAAGTTCAATTCTTGGTGGGAGCACCAAAATTTTTTAACTTATTTAATTTCTTTTTTAGTATTGCCGTATTAACAGGATCGTGTTCACACACCTCGGCTAAAATAGAAATTATATAACCTAAATCATAGGCTAACCTCTCGTTTGAGGTTTTATAGGACTTGCCAGAGTGTTGCAATTGTTCTATAATATAGTCTGTGAGTTGTCTTTTATTCATGTAAGTATTTATTGCCCCGGTGACGGAATTGGTATACGTGTTGGTCTTAGAAACCAAATTTTAGGAGTTCGACTCTCCTCTGGGGCACCAATTGAGAATTAAAATGGAATTTATAGAATTTACATCATACATAGTTAAAACAACGATGGAAAATCATCCGACTATTAAAAATAAATTATTGATGTTATTCTCTGAAGCCGATTCCGAATCAACTCAAAAACATTCCGATTTAAATCCGTTTGAGAATGTAACTAAATTGGATTGGTCAAAATCAACAGATCGGAATAGAGAATGGGTAAAATATTTTTATCCCATTTTACAGGATAAATTGAATGGTATTTCTACAAAAATGGGATACTCTCGGTTTTTAATTGAAGCGATTTGGTTTCAACAATATGAAAAAGAATCGTATCATGGATGGCACGTTCATGGAAGTAACTTTACTGCCGTCTATTACGTGGAGATGGACAAGTTATCAGCACCCACAGAATTGGTGGATCCTTCTTTGAATAGAAAAATTCATTTAGATGTTAAAGAAGGAGATATTATCTTCTTTCCTAGTTATGTCATTCATAGAGGACCTGCAAATATGTCGGATAAAAGAAAAACAATTATTTCTTTTAACACCTCTTCAGATGGTATAACAGATAATGTATTAAAAATTATTGAAAAATTATCATGACAATTTAATCTGCCGTTAGTATAATGGATAATACATAGAGCTTCTACCTCTAGAATGTGGGTTCGATTCCTGCACGGCAGGCCAAGTTAAGGAGAAAAATATGAATATAGGATTTAGTGGTTGTAGTTTCACCTATGGTGATGAATTGTTTGATCCGATCAAAGATAGATATTCAGCCGTGATTGCTCGTGAATTGGGTATCAAGGAATACAATGTTTCTAAAACCGCAAATTCAATAGACAGAATATGTAAGGGCATGTATGATTTGACAAAACAAGTTAAATTAGATTTTGCAGTCATACAAATAACCGCATTTAGTAGAATAAGTTATGCTTACGAGAATGAAATTCGGAATATTGCTTTGTTTCAAAAAAATTTTCAAAGTGACCAAGTAAGAAATTTCCACTTATACATGTTTTCAGCTAAAACAGATTATAAAATGTGGTACGATTTACAGAAATGGAAAATATTTGCTATTCATGAATATATGAATAGTTTAAAAATACCACATCTATTTTTGTTTATGAGTTGGGATGAAATGGAAATATTTAAAGACGATCCTGATATTCCAGAAACTATGGTCTGGCATAAAAATCCTTTACGTAAATTTTGTATAGAGAATAATTATCCAATAGGAGAAAATCGTCACCCATTGGAATTAGGTCATGAGATGATTGCAAAACAAATTGTTATTCCATACATTAAGGAAATGTGTAATGTGGTTTAGATTTAAATTGTATTTGGATATTTTATGGCATAGAATTCGTGGAAAAAAACATCCACTGGAAATAGCCAGAGAAAGAGAACCATATATCTATGAAGAATGAATTCGTTGGGTTCACTCAAGGTTTTCATACTGAATCTTTGGCCATCATTAAAGATGGTGAATGTGTTTTTTATCCTACAAACATAGATACTTCACTTGTCCATACAGATGAGATTGCTTTCTATGAAAAGCCTTTTCTGAAAAGAACAAGACAATTCTATGCAGGTCAATACAAAACATCATTCAAGAATATCAACTTGAAGTTGAAGCCAAAGTATTATTTCAGTCACCATTTGTCACATGCTGCTAATGCATTTCAAACTTCAATCTTTGATGATGCAAATATAATTGTTGCAGATTCTATAGGTGAATGGGATACATTAAGTGTCTGGAATGCAAAGTATGAAAATGGAAATGCGACATATAAAAAACTATATTCTAGAAGATATCCTTTTAGTTTTGGTTTGTTTTATAGTTCGATAGTCCAACTTATTGGAATGAAACCTAACTGTGACGAAAATAAATTCATGAAGTTATCAATCACAGGTAAAATTATTCCTGAATTGTTGTTGGATATGAATGAACAATTGGAACATAGAAACAACCATAAAGGTTGCAAAGGTTTCTATTCTGGTTATAATTCAGAAGATTTGGCCGCAACGTGTCAAGCTTTACTTGAATACAAATTGTTGCAGGTTTTTAAAAATTATCACCATAAAAATATTTGTTTTTCTGGTGGTGTGGCTTTCAATAGTTTGGCTGTTGCCAAACTGATAGATATGGGATATAATATATTTGTTCCTAAAAATCCTGGTGATCCAGGTAGTGCGATTGGTGCTGCTGCATTAATCTATAGGAAAAAATTGCGGGTATGGTGAAATGGTAGACACAGGAGACTTAAAATCTCCCGCCTAGTGCGTGATGGTTCGAATCCGTCTACCCGCACCAGTTGCCAAACATAAAAGGATAATATATAATACACACATGCGGGATTAGTTTAATGGTCAAACGAAACCTTGCCAAGGTTTAGTTAAGAGTTCGATTCTCTTATCCCGCTCCAAAGGATTATTATGTTTGTTGAACAAAAAAGAAATATGGTCGGTTCCTTAAAATCATTTGATGTGAATGATCACAAACAATATGATTCTAAAGGTAAACTTGCCATGATGGATTTTCTAAATCGTAAATTAAAAAACTTTAAAACAATTGAAAATCCAAACAACTATGGTATTGACTTATTGACAATAAACGAGTATAATAAAGTCGTTCATTGTTGGGAAATCGAAGTTCGGCATGGCAATTGGCAAGGAGATATTAATTTTCCTTTCCGTGAGATAAATTGTATTGAACGAAAAGATTATCAATGGAGAAAAGATCAAGAACTTTTTGATAAGATTCCTATGGAAACTATCAATGATATGAAAGTTTCTTATGTTCAATTAAATAAGGAATGCAACCGTGCTGTCATTATTGATAGTACCACAATTCTTAAATATCCACTTAAACCTTGGTCGAATCGAAAAGGTTTTGGTGAATATGTTAGGCAAGTTCCGATATCGGAAACTTTGCAGGTAAAAATTTGCCCTTGAAGCATTGCTGGCGATGCAACTGATTTGTAACCAGAAGATAGGCGGTTCGATTCCGTCCGAGGGCACCAAGTATTGACTCTACAAATTTTTTGTGATATAATACTGTTTTCGTTATGAGATTTTGAGAAAGGTTTTAGGTAAGGTTCAGCAAAAACAATCAAGCTAGCGGTTTAAAATCCGCATCTGATCGCTATCAACCTATGGTAGTTAACTGGAGCACAGAGTTTTGACCGAGTGCGTAGAAGGTTTCTACTGAAATAGGCCTTAGCAAAGAGAGTTTCGATTTCTCTCTGTAAACAAAAAGTAGGAAACTTACCTGTTGATTTTTTGGATGATTACAGCAATTTAACTAATACCGAAAGCGCCTAATAAGCGATATTGCCTGTAGAATATAGGATAGTGCCAGTTGAATATTGGATCGGTTTCAATGACGAACATTGAATAGGGTTGTGAGTATATACACATGGCAACCAGAAAATAAATTACGGTACTCGGATCATCCAGTTGTTTTTAGGTTACTTTCAGCAATTCACCAACTTTTATGAAAAAAAGCAAAGCGTAACCTGTTATTTTGAAAGGAAATGTTATGAACACTTTTGTTAACGCCGTTGTGAATCAAGAAGCCCGTACCGCCAACGGTATGAAGGCTCATAAATCCACCGCTAATGCGGTTGTAGACCTGTTCTACAACATTGGTGCAAGCCGTGGTAAGGATATTGTTCCTGCATTTACCGCTGCATTGGTTGAGAACCGTGAGTTGGCACTCCGTGTCGCTGCATGGGCTCGTGATGCACGTGGTGGTGCTGGTGAACGTGAATCGTTCCGTAACATCCTCCGTTTTTTGGAAAAGACTGATGTTGAAGCCGCTAAGGCTCTCTTGGCCAAAGTTCCTGAACTTGGTCGTTGGGATGACATTTTTGTTTTCCAATCCGATGTGATGAAGTCCTTGGCTTATACCATGTTGGGTGACGCATTGCGTTCTCGTAATGGTTTGGCTGCAAAGTGGACTCCACGCAAAGGACCTATTGCGGCAGAAATCCGTGCTTTCTTCGGAATGTCACCAAAATTCTACCGTAAGTCCTTGGTTGAAATGACCAAGGTTGTTGAAACCCAAATGTGTGCTAAAGAATGGGATGCCATTAACTTCAGCCATGTTCCTTCTGTAGCGACTGCTCGTTATAAGAAGGCCTTCAACCGCAATACTACAAAGTATGGCGAATATGTGGCCGAACTCATGAAAGATCCTAAGGATCGTATCATGGAAGTGAAGGTCAATGCATCTGTGGCATACCCATATGATGTATTGAAGGGTCGTATCAGCCACTACACCAATTTCGACAAGACCGAATTGGACTTGATCGAAGCACAATGGAACGCATTGCCTAACTATGTTAGTGATGCAAACATTCTACCTTTGGTAGACGTATCTGGTTCTATGACCTGCAAAGCAGGTGGTTACCAATCTAAGTCTGATTTGACTTGTTTGGATGTTTCTGTTTCGCTTGGTCTATACCTTGCAGACAAGAACAAGGGTAAGTTTAAGGATACATTCCTGACTTTCTCTAGCACACCAGAATTGTTGCACCTTAAGGGCAACATCAACCAGAAGATTGACCAAATGGTTAAATCTAGCTGGGATATGTCTACCAATCTACATGCGGCTTTCAAGAAAATTCTTGATGTTGCTGTAGAAGGTAATGTACCACAAGAAGAAATGCCAGACATGGTATTGATTCTGTCCGACATGCAGTTTAACCAATGTGTTACTCATGACGATAGTGCAATTGAAATGATTGCACGTAAGTACCAAGAAGCAGGATACGAAATTCCGAAAGTAGTATTCTGGAACTTGAATGCTTCATATGGTAATGCACCAGTGAAGTTTGACAAGTCTGGTACTGCCCTGGTATCTGGATTCTCACCAGCAATCGTGAAACCTTTGCTGAGTGCAGACCTAGATGGTTTCACACCAGAAGCCGTGATGCTTAAAACCATCATGGATGACCGTTACAAAGTTATTTGATAACGGGGTGGTGCCTATATAATAGGCATCATTTTGAAGTATACTATGAATACCGGTCAAGGACTGCCCGTAGGCTACGTAATAGTAGATAGCGCCGGCTGAAAAAGTGCAGATTTAGTATATTTCAAAATGATATGCGGGTATTCTCCTGGGAGAGGACTTAGCCTTCCAAGCTAATGAAGCCGGTTCGAATCCGACTACCCGCTCCAATTTTATGCGGTCGTTTTTAACAATATCAGGGTCCACCTGGTATCTACGTGGAAATCGTGGTGACCGCTCCATTCAATAGCAGAGTGGAGAAGTAGTAACTCATCAGGTTCATACCCTGAAGATCGGCGGTGCAATTCCGTCCTCTGCAACCATTTTGGAGTGAATATGTTATTACCATTACACAATAAAGTTGTTGTTGAAAGAATTGAAAACCAATCAGTAAGCTCTGGTGGTATTATTTTAAATAGAACGGAAGAACCAGATCGTGCAAAAGTAATTGCAACTGGTCCTAAGGCTGATGAAGTTTTTGTTGGAGATGTTGTTCTATTGGATTGGAACAAAGCAGTTAAGTGTGGTGATTATTTCGTTATTACTGTTGACAATATCATAATGATTTATGGAGATTAATATGTCTGATGGTGGCAAAGGATCTAGTCCAAGACCTTATAGTGTAGACCAAAAAACATTCTCAGATAATTGGGACAGAATTTTCAATAAACCCACACCAAAAGAAATTGATGATGCAAAAGCTGAGGACGAAGCCTTTGCTGAAATCGAGAAAAAATTAAAAAACAAATAAAAAAAGTGATTGATCCGGATATATATTGTTATGAAAAAGCTTGTAACTATCAAATCTCTGGATCATCCTCTAGCACAATATCTGAAAGATGATCCAGTTCGTCCTGACATTCCACACGATGTGAGAGTGAGTGCGAATTCGACTGTATTTGCATTACAGGATGAAGAAAAAGTTTCAGCTATGGTTTGTGTAAAATACCAAGATCAGATTCCATCAAATTTGGACGAATTAATGGATGAACCAAAGCATCCAACAGTTGCAGTTTTCTATACAATCTGGAGTTATATGGCTGGTGCTGGCCGTGATATGATTTTAGAAACAAGAAAATGGATTGAGGACAACAATCCTGAGATTACCGAATTCGTTACCTACAGTCCAAAGACCGAGATGGCTCGCAAATTCCATCTGAAAAATGGTGCATCAACATACCGTGAAAACGAAGATTCGGTAAACTACAAGTACTGATTTATTTTTTTAACATTGCAAAAACAAAACCAAAAGTTGGAATTGCAATTGCAACAAAAGTTATAAAGATAAAAAATCTATCTGCAATATCAGCGTTTGCTTGAGCTCTGGCTCTTTTTAATTCCCTCTCACGGTCCGTTCTTTCTTTGGTCATACGTATACGTTCACGTTGCATTTCATCCCAGACTTCTTTGTTTCCACTCCAAACCAACATATCTTTTAATTCTCTTTCAACATCACGTAAAGCTTTACTTTGCATGGCTATCTGCAAACTTAAGGATCTTATTTGTCCATCAGTTAGTTCTGAAATTCCAGCTTTGATTCGATTATGTTCAATATGAATTTTATCACTGTTTTCAAAAAACTTAGCAAAAGAACCATAGAGACTGTTCACATCTTTGCCTAAAGAAATGGCTTTTTTAATATATCCCACAGTCTCTTGAGCTGCTGTGAAAGCAAGACCGATTGTAATTGGATCTATCATTTAATATCCTAATCTACATATATCTTTGTGTAATCGTTTGGAACAATCTTTCACTCTCCATTCTAAGCATTCTATTTCAAATTTAATTAAATCTTTATATCTCCAACGGACACATTCATAGACCTTAGAATCTTCTTTAGGTTTATTTGTATCTTGAGCAGTTGATAAAAAACAGGTTATACCAAATATGATAGGTAGTGCCTTTTTCATTAATTATTTTGCCAAAGGATTGTCAATAGCTTTCTGAATCTTATTGTCAACATCACGATTTAATTTTTCTAATTTAGCTTCATTATCACGTTTCATTTTATCCATTTCATCACGGATTTTATCTAGTCTATCAACAACGTCCTTACGAACGGCCTTCATGTCTTGGTCATTCTCACGATTCGCTTGTTTGACATAACGTTCAACCTGTTCGGTCACAGATTCATTTCTACGAATATCATTCTTTAAATCATTCTTGATATCTCTTGTGTAATCTGAAGTCTTAGCACTATTCTGTTCAATCACAGCCAAACGTTTATCAAATTCTGATAGGTCTGGTGCCACATAATCTGCAATCTTTTTCTTCATGCCTTGATAGTCTTTGTAGACTTCAAAAGCACCGTACAGGCCACCAAGTGTGGATGATACAAGAGTAAATGCAACCATTAATTTAGCAGGAGTGAATTCATATCCACCAATACTAATAACGGTATCTTTACTTGCATATTTTTTCATTGCCGCTTCGGCTTCATCAATCTTTTTGTTTACGTCTTTAATTTCTTCTGACATTTTATTTTCCTATTCTGTATTGTTGTTCTACCATTTCTTTGTGTTTAGAATCATTGGCCAATGAACGAAATGCTCTTACATTATCAACCGTTTTTTGATTCTTGTATACTTCTTTTGGTTCATAGAATGCCACATCACGCATGGTAAAATTTAAATAATCACCATAACCCTTTGGTGCTAGTGCCATTTTATTGATACTGACTCCGCCAGCTGCTTCATTGTCTTGTGCATCTTTGTTTACAACAGGTCCTGTATTAATTGTTGTGTTTGATTGTGGTATAAATTGTTTACCTTCAATAATATCGTTAATAAAACTTGTTCTATCCGTCAAAACGGAAGGTGGTTTTAATTGATAACTTTCAGTTTGTACAGAGACCGATTGTATTTTAAAAGATGTTTGTTCTGGTGGTGTGTATGAAGCTATTTGATATGTTGCTAAATTTCCATTTGATAATCCCACTGGTTGTATTGGTGGTAACAAACTATATGATAAATTTGAATTGCTTGTTTGTTGTGTATCCGAAACACTAAATGATGATGCAAGATAATTTTGTGATTGAGTACTTTGCATTACACTTACTGATTGTGTTGATGATGTAAAAACGTTATTCATCACGTTTGTTTGTAACTGAGTTGAATCTCTTGTTGTTGTGTTACCAGAACCACTTGTTGCAGATGAGTTTGTTTGTGTATTCTGTGTAGTCATGTCAATAAAACCAACAGAATTGCCACCAATTTTACTTCCGCCAGAATTTGAATCAGACTTTAATGCTGATTGTCCTTGAACCAAACTATTTGATACCGCAGATCCGGCCACACTAACAGCTTCTTGTTGTGCTGTTTTTCCAGCTTGATCTGCTGCAGCCACCGCACTTGCAGATGCTTGCATAGCTATTGCCTGTTCTCGTTGTTGATTCTTAGCAACAACACTCAGGCCTATACTTGTTCCTCCACCACCAGATTCTTTAGAAGGACCTCCAGATGGTGTTGCAACTGTGGCAGTTACTGTTGCGGTTGTTGTGGAAGTTGTTGAACCAGTTGAGCTAGATGAACTAGAACTTTGACTAGGAGAACTTGAACTGGTTGTTGATGTTGAACTTACAACTGGTGCTGGCGCAGAAACAATTGTTGGTGATGCTGTTACACTACCAATTAAATTACTGGAAGTTGCTGAAGATGTGTCAGTCATTCCGTTGTTTCCACTATTTGAACTTGAACTCAATGTTGTTGTTGGAGTGGAAACTGTGGTAGGGTTTGTAACAATTGTAGGATTTGTTACTGTGGATGTAGGATCGGTTGTGGTTGTTGTAACAGTTTGTATTTTTGGAACCGAAGGTGTTGGTGTTGGAGTTGGTGATGTGTTTGAACCTAAATCACACTCCTTATATACACCTCCAAGCGGATCTCTACCCCAAGCACCATTACTACAACTGTAAGTGCCTGGTTGAAAATTTTGATATACGTAGGTACCATTGGCACCATAACGAACTACACCGGACGAAGTGAGTGTAAAGTTACCATTTTCATCCGTCAACTTAACCCAACTTGGAAAATCTGTTTGTACTGGTGGTGGAGCAACACTATAAAGCATACTTACATTAATGTCTCTGATTCTAGGTCCATAATAACCTGCCCAAAATCTATCATCTCTACCAGTAAAACTTACATTAAGATTTCCTACACTGGATAAAGCATAATGTGTGTTAAAATTTTGTGTACCGCTCATTGTTGTCCAACCATTCGTTGTACGTGGCATATTATAATTATAACTTTCCAAAGTTTGGCCAGTATTGCTAGTCAAACTTATATTTCCTGTAAGTGTTCCTCTACTGTAATCTTGATTAATATATTCCCAAGAGTATGCATATCCATTAATTTGTATGCCTGTGCCGGCATTTGCTAATGCAACATTAATCGGTGTTGAATATCGTATTGTGCCTTGATTGTAACCAAACATGAATACTCCTATGTTTGAATTCCAACCAGGCTGGTATCCACCACTATAACCTCCACCAGTGCTAGAAGTACCTACGAATCCAGACCAGATATTATTTGTCCAATCTCCGTTCGGTGGAGGATTGCTATAACCATTAGTTGATGTAGTATAAACTAGATTTCCAGTAGAACTGTCAATCGTAGGAGTATTCAGATATTGAGCAAAAGTTACCTTAGCTAATAACATCAACACAAAGAAGGCAACCTTCTTCATATTATTCCTTCAGGCCAATAGTTGGTATTTTTTTAGGATTAGCTTCCCATGCGGCCTTGGCTTGTTCTCCAATCAAACCTTCATAAGGACAAGGTGTACCGGCTTGCATCATTGCATCCCATATACGGCGGTCTTGACACATTGTTGCAACTGCCGCAACTTTCATTCCCATATCATATAGTGTTTTGGATAGTTTCAATCGTTCACAATTTGCATCACGCATTGTACTACCGAAACTTAGACCAAATATTTGAGTTTGAGTTGCTCCAGACACACCAGTAACGCACAAATCTGTACCCATACTCATCATGGCAGGTGCGATTGCTGTTGGTGGCGGTTGATGAATGGTTTGGTCAATCTTGGATATATTATTGTTATTATTGTTTAATGTACCACTTTGAACATTGTTATTCGTATTAACACTGGTACTGGTATTCACATTGTTATTGTTGTTTGTGTTGTTATTTGTATTGGTACTGGTACTTGCATTATTGTTATTATAAGTCATTGTACCTGTATTAACATTATTGTTTGTATTAACATTCGTGCTAGTACTTGTATTAGTATTATTGTTTGTGTTTGTGGAAGTACTTGTATTCAAATTATTATTTGTGTTTGTATTGGTACTTGTACTTGCATTGTTATTGTTGTAGGTCATTGTACCAGTGTTAACATTATTGTTTGTATTAACATTGGTACTGGTGTTAATATTATTATTGGTGTTTGTATTTGTGGAAGTGCTTGTACTGTTATTATTGAATGTTTGTGTACCACTATTTACATTATAGTTGGTGTTTGTGGCCGAACTTGTATTGGTATTAACATTATTATTGTTGTTTGTTACTGTACCACTTTGCACATTGTTGTTGGTGTAAGTAACACTACCACTCATTGCATTGTTATTATTATATGTCAATGTTCCGTTTGTGGTGTTGATGTTATTATTTGTTACTGTACCACTTTGCACATTATTATTGTTATTATTGTATGTAATAGTACCGCTATTGACGTTGTTGTTTGTATTTGTACTGGTAGAATTCACCGTACTTGTGCTGGTAGCGGTTGATGTGCTCGTGCTGGTATTGTTTGTATTTACCAAAGATGTACTGTTGCTTGTGCTATTGGTATCAACCAGACTTGAAGTGGTGTAACCACCTTGATTAATTAATGTGTTGGTATTTGTTGTTGTTCCGTTTGATCCTGTGACCGTATCCGACAAAGACGCCAAACCGAATAAAGCCAAAGATGCAGCTGCAAGTATTTTTTTTAGTTTCATCCCATTTCCTTTTTTTATTCTTTAAAAATAATAACGAAAACGACACGAACTACTTGACTTTTATTATGAATTCATATATAATTGTTTATCTTTTATTTATATGAAAAGGCAACATTATGGAAATTAGAATTTTAAAATTAGTGACCGGTGAAGAAATTATCGGTGAATTGATAACTGATGGTGGTAAATTTAGGATTAAAAATCCTGTGATTGTTGCAGTTATGCGTGGCAAAGATGGAACTCCGAATGTGGGATTTGCACCATTTCCTACATATGCGGAAGAAGTCAAAGACGCAATACTTGAATTTAGGCTTGAACATGTAGTATACTCCTATGTTCCTGCCGCAGACTTTTGCAAAAACTACGAACAGATTTTTGGTCTCGGTTTGATTCTTCCAGGCGACAAAAAAATTATTACAGGATGATGACAAAAAATTTCTATACTAATGTTCAATCTATTGGCGGTAAAATTCTTTATCGTGGTGTCCGTGGTGGTAAAAAAGTAAAAGCCAAGATTGACTACGAACCAAAGTTGTATATACCAGCCACAAAAGTTGCAACACACAAATCATTGGATGGTCTACCTCTTGTAGAAAAGAAGTTTGATTCGATCTATGATGCAAGAGACTATATCAAAAAGTTCCAAGATGTTTCTGGTGCACCAAAAATCTATGGTCAAACCAGATATGAATATGCATTTATTGCCGAACAACATACCGATATGGTTGACTGGGACCAAGACAAGATTGATGTGGCAATTATTGACATTGAGGTTGGTTCTGAAAATGGTTTCCCTGATCCGTATCTGGCCAACGAACCTATTACTGCCATTGCATGGAAAACCCTTGGTGGCCACATGTATGTTTGGGGTTGTGGTGATTTTGATAATCCAGAACCAGAAAAAGTTACCTATGTCAAATGCAAAGATGAATGGTCACTTTGTAAATCTTTTCTAACTGTATGGTCAACCAAAACTCCTGATGTATTGACTGGTTGGAATACCAAGTTCTTTGATGTGCCATATCTTGTCAATCGTTTACGCAAGATTCTTGGTGAAGATGAAGCCAAGAAACTCTCACCTTGGAACTTTATCTCTGAACGCAAAACAATTATCAATGGCCGACCAATGACGGCCTATGGTTTCTTGGGTGTTGAACAACTTGATTATATCGAACTATACAAATGGTATGCGCCGGGTGGTAAATCACAAGAATCATATCGTTTGGATAATATTGCCAACGTAGAACTCGGTGAAGGTAAGATTTCATATGATGACTATGATAACTTGCATGACCTCTACAAACGAAATTACCAATTGTTTATTGAGTACAACATCAAAGATGCTTTGCTGATTGAACGTTTGGAAGATAAACTAAAATTGATTGAGTTGGGTTTAACTCTTGCATACGATACCAAGTGCAACTATGAGGATATCTTTGCACAAACTCGTATGTGGGATTCAATGACTTATTCCTACCTGTTCAATCAAGGCATCATTGTACCACCAAGAGAAGTACAGGACAAAGATTCGGCCTTTGAGGGCGCATATGTTAAAGAACCACAGGTCGGCAAACACGATTGGGTGGCTTCGTTTGACTTGAACAGCCTGTATCCACACTTGATGATGCAATATAATATTTCACCAGAAACTTTGATTGAACCACAAAACTACACACAGGAAATGCGTGAGATTCTTTCACAAGGTGTTTCTGTTGAAAAGATGTTGAAAAAGGGTGTTGATACAACTAACTTGGCTGATGCGACTATCACACCAAACGGACAATTCTTCCGTACAGACATTCAAGGTTTCTTGCCTAAGATGTTGGAAGAAATGTATGAAGATCGTAAGAAATTCAAAAAGATGATGTTACAAGCACAACAGGAGAAAGAAAATGAAAAAGATAAATCGAATTACTACGAGCACGAAAAACGAATCGCCAGATACAACAACCTACAACTTGCCAAGAAAGTATCCCTTAACTCTGCCTACGGTGCTTTGGGAAGCCAGTATTTTAGGTTTTATGACCTACGCATGGCTTTGGGAGTTACAACGGCAGGCCAGCTCTCAATTCGTTGGATTGAAGGCAAAATAAATGAATGGATGAACAAGGTTCTACAAACGGAGAACCGTGATTATGTGATTGCGTCCGACACAGATTCAATTTACCTACGCATGGGTGAATTGGTTGAAAAATACATCAAAGATACCAGTAACAAAAACAAAGTCATTTCTCTGATGGATAAAATCTGTGAAGAAAAGATTCAACCATATATTGACAAATCATATAAAGAGTTGTCTGATTACGTCAAGGCATATGACCAAAAGATGCAGATGAAACGTGAAGGACTTTCTGACAAAGGTGTTTGGACTGCCAAGAAACGATACATTCTGAACGTATATAACAATGAAGGTGTTCAATATTCCGAACCTAAGATGAAAGTCATGGGTTTAGAAATGATTAAATCTTCCACACCATCGGCCATCCGTGAAAAGATGAAAGAAACAATACAGTTGATGATGACTGGTACCGAGACTGATGTGCAAAGTTTCATTGCCGAATTCAGAGAAGAATTTAAGAAATTACCACCAGAAGAAATTTCTTTTCCACGTGGTCTGAATGGGCTAAATACTTATTCCGATTCGGTAACACTTTACAAAAAAGGTACACCAATTCATGTTCGTGGTGCTCTGGTATACAATCAACACCTAAAACAGTTTGGCCTAGAAAAGAAATACCAGAAGATACAAGAAGGTGAAAAAATTAAATTCACCTATCTCAAAATGCCGAATCCCATGAAAGAAGATGTGATTTCATTCCCTACCAGAATTCCAAAAGAATTTAAGCTTGACGAATATATTGATTATGATGTACAATTCGAAAAGGCGTTTCTAGAACCAATTCGTATTATTTTAGATTGCATGGGTTGGAAAACAGAAAAGAGTTCTTCTTTGGAAGATTTTTTTGCTTAAAGGATTAATATGAGTATACTTGACAAAATCAAAAAGAATAGTTCTATCAAAGATTCTGCTATTCTTTCCAAATCCAAATTCTTCACACAGAAGGATATGATTCCAACGGCAGTACCAGCAATCAACGTTGCGTTGTCTGGCAAACTAGATGGTGGTCTAACACCAGGTCTTACAATGTGGGCAGGTCCATCCAAACATTTTAAGACAGCCTTTTCCTTATTGATGGCCAAATCTTACTTGGACAAATATGAAGATGCTGCTTTGCTTTTTTACGATTCTGAGTTCGGTACTCCGCAGTCTTATTTTGATAGTTTCGGTATCGATACTGACAGGGTGCTCCATACTCCTATTACAGACATTGAACAGTTGAAGTTCGATATTATGAATCAACTCACCAATATTGAACGTGGTGAACATGTAATTATTGTGGTTGATTCAATTGGTAACCTTGCATCTAAAAAAGAAGTTGAAGATGCATTGGATCAAAAGTCTGTTGCTGACATGAGCCGTGCTAAACAGGTTAAGAGTTTGTTCCGTATGGTGACACCACACTTGACCATGAAAGATGTTCCAATGGTCGTTGTCAATCACACATACAAAGAAATTGGAATGTTCCCTAAAGATATCGTGGGTGGTGGTACAGGTTCGTACTACTCTGCTGATAATATCTTTATTCTTGGCCGCCAACAAGAGAAAGATGGAACCGAAATTACTGGTTACAACTTCATTATCAACGTAGAAAAGTCCAGATATGTTAAAGAAAAATCTAAAATTCCTGTCAATGTTTCTTTTGATGGTGGTATTAACAAGTGGTCTGGCTTACTTGACCTTGCGCTTGAGTCCGGACATGTTATCAAGCCTAGTAATGGTTGGTATTCAAAAGTAAACATTGAAACCGGTGAAGTTGAAGATAAAAAGTCCCGTGAAAAAGATACCAGTACATCTGAGTTCTGGTTGCCTGTATTGAAACAGAAATCTTTCCGTGATTTTGTGGAAAACAAATATCGTGTTGCTGCATCCGAAATTCTACAAGATTCTGATATTGATGAAACATTTGCAGAGAGTGAATGATGGTTGAGGGCCTAGATTATTGTTTCATCTATCCTAAAGAGGATGGTGCAGCAGTTCACATTAGGTTTTTGGATGGACCTTATAAAGATACCGTATTCAAATACGGCAAGGTCAAGTTCAAGGAAGAAAATGACTTGGTCTATTTACTTTTTGCTTATGATGTGTTAGAATCGCCAGTCAAGAAACCCAGTAAACTGGAAAAAGATGATAACTTCAAAAACTACATTGGTGACTTGTTGGTTGAACTAATGTCACAAAACATGGAACAGGATATTATTGATGAAACTGGAACAGACGATTCTCAAGAATCTAATTTACAATGATGAATACTTACGCAAAGTACTTCCATTTATCAAACCAGAATACTTCACGGATCGGACCGATAGAACAATCTTCAGTGAAATTTCCAAGTTCGTTGAAGAATACAATTCTACACCGTCGATTGAAGCAGTTGAATTGGCCGTCAAAGAAAGGCGAAATCTCACAAATGAAGAAGTGGAGAAGTGCGAAACTTGTCTACAAGAGATTGTTAAAGCTAGAGAAGAACAGTCCAAGATTGACTGGTTGGTTGATAAAACCGAAAAATTCTGTCAAGAGAAGGCCATATACAATGCAGTATTGGGGTCTATTTCCATCCTTGATGGTAAAGACAAAACCCAAGATAAAGGGTCCATACCTAAATTACTTTCCGATGCCCTTGCAGTAAGTTTTGATAGTTCCGTTGGACATGATTATTTGGAGAATAGTGATGAACGTTTTGAATTTTATCACCGAAAAGAAGAAAGAATTCCTTTTGACTTGGAATACTTCAATAAAATTACAAAAGGCGGTCTTCCTATTAAAACTCTTAATATCGCCCTTGCTGGTACTGGTGTTGGTAAGTCTTTGTTTATGTGTCACGTTGCTGCAGGTTGTATGGTACAAGGCAAAAATGTTTTGTATATCACTATGGAAATGGCTGAAGAAAAAATTGCAGAACGCATAGATGCTAATCTGTTGAATGTAACAGTAGATGATTTGGTTAGTCTGCCAAAAGAAATGTATGATAGGAAGATAGAGAAGGTCCGTGCAAAGACTGTGGGTAAACTAATCATTAAAGAATATCCAACTGCGGCTGCCTCTGTAACACACTTTAGGACCCTGTTAAATGAACTCAATCTCAAAAAGAGCTTTGTTCCTGATATTATCTTTGTGGATTATCTCAATATTTGTTGTAGCTCTCGTATTAAAGCCGGAGCTAATGTCAACTCTTATACCTACGTCAAGGCAATTGCCGAAGAATTGCGAGGTCTTGCCGTTGAATTCGGAGTTCCAATTGTATCTGCTACACAAACAACAAGGAGTGGTTATACAAGTTCCGACCCCGGACTTGAGGACACAAGTGAATCTTTTGGTTTGCCAGCAACCGCAGACCTGATGTTTGCTTTGATTACATCAGAAGAACTTGAAGAACTTGGCCAGATTATGGTCAAGCAACTGAAGAATCGTTACTCGGATCCAACAATGTATAAAAGATTTACAATTGGTGTTGACAGATCGAAGATGAAACTGTATGATGTTGAACAATCAGCACAAGATGGCCTGGCTGATGCTGGTATTACAGATAAACCTCTGAATACATTTGGCAATCGTGAAAAACCAACTAAGAAGAGCTTTGATGGATTTAAAGTTTGAAGATGCACTACATTGTGCAAAAATATTTGAAGATTATTTTGGTAAATTCAATCGTGTAGATGAATACATGAAAGACCAAAAGTTGGCCTCATTGGCTGACTTGCCATCCAATCCTTTGTTTCCCATAGAAGAAGATTTATTTTCGGATTTTACCATGCATCCGAATGACATGGATTTTGATGTGTGTGAAGTTCCACAAGAAACCTGGGAAACTTTACTCAACATTACATCGTCACACATTAATATTTCACCTGTAGGTCGCCAGGTGCGTTTGGCTGTATTGGAAAAGAACACCAACAAATATGTTGGTTTCTTGCGTTTGGGTTCACCCGTTATCAACATGAAACCTAGAAATGAAATGTTGGGACAAGTCTTTACGCAACAACCAGAATGGGCCAAACGATTTAATGATTCGTCCATGATGGGTTTTGTGATAGTACCATCACAACCTTTCGGTTTCAATTATCTTGGCGGAAAGTTACTTGCAGGTATCTGTACTTCACATGAGGTACGAGAAATTGTGAATAAAAAATATGGTATGAATTTGTGTTTGTTTGAAACTACCAGTCTTTATGGTAGTTCTAAAACAGTATCACAATATGATGGTATGAAACCATTTATTCGTTTCAAAGGATTAACAGAATCCGATTTTGTGCCTATGATGCACGGAAAGCCATATGAAGATTTGAGAAACTTTGTGGAAAGTAAAGTTGGTGAGATCGTTGAGGAAGATGCTTCTAGCAAGAAACTCAAGATTACCATGAGGATTATAGCTCTTACTAAAGCAGCACTTAAAGGTACTACTGAAGGGGGGACATTCATGGAAACGATTGAGAACGCAAAAGGGTTGACAGAAAAGAAAAGATATTATGTAAGTGACTATGGTTTTTCTAATATGGTTGATTATGTCAACTGTAAAACAGACAAATTATCACCAGGTGAAAATTATGAGAAACACCATTTGTCAAATTTGATTCAATGGTGGAAGAATAAAGCATCGAATCGGTATGATACACTTAAGTCGGAAGGTCGTTTGAGAACAGAATTGGAAGTATGGACCTCAGGTAAAGACATTCAGATCATTAGATAAATATTTCTATTTAAGGTCAATAATGGCACAACAAGGTTTCGAATACGAAAAGAACGCAGCAAAAGTTTTAAAACCACTAGGTTTGGTACCAAAATCTTTTGTTCCTGCTGGTGCTGGTCATGATCAACCTGATTTGATGTTGGAACATAACAATAAAAAATCTGGTTGTGAATTGAAAATTTCAGCTGCATCCGCAGGATCTCTTGTTCTAAAGTATGATGCAAAAAATAAGAGAAATCCTTGGTCTTTCAATAAGATTCAGGAAGATGATGCAGAAAAAATGTTTATTAAAAATCTCGCAGAAGAAATTGGTGTGTACGATTTACTCAAGAAAAACTGGAAAAATGTTCCTTTGAAAAGAGAAAAGGATGATTTGTTGCCTTTACAAACAAAAGGTATGTCTAAAAAACAAATCTATGAAAGAGACAGAGACACTTTTCCTGATATTAAAGGTGAGATTCCTGCATCCAAAATTGAAGAATATTATAACAAAAAAGACACATACTATGTAAATGTTGGAACACATGGATTTTATTTGATGGGAAATTCAAACCCTTTAAAACTCAAAGACGTTCCTCGTTTTGGTCAATCAGCAAAAGCAATATATCGTATTCGTGTTCAATATAAAGGTAGTGATAATTATCAATTTACATTTGAAATGCAATTTTCTATTCCTGCTTCTAAAAAATCTCCGTTTAATATTGCACCAGTAGATGGAAAATCGGTCAATATAATTAAGAGTGAAATGAATTTAAGTTGTTTTGTATAAAATTAATTAAAGGATGTTATGAGTGCAACTGTGATTATACCAACTACGGGTTCACCGGAGTTGAAAGATGCTGTAGGCAGCGTTTTGAATCAAACTTATGAAACAAAATGTTATGTTGTTGCTGATGGTATACAACATCATTCGAAAACAAGATTGATTACTGATGATTTTCTTTCCAAAAAAAATTTAGAAAAGTGTTTGTTACCAACAAATGTCGGTGCCAATGGTTTTTATGGCCATCGTGTGTATGCTGCATTTACACATTTAATCAATACCGATTATGTACTTTACCTAGACCAAGACTGTTGGTTTGAACCCAACCATGTACAGTCTTGTATAGATACGATTGAGAAAAATGGCCTGGATTGGTCCTATTCTCTCCGAAGAATACACTTCAAAGATGGTGATTATATTTGTAATGATGATTGCGAATCTCTTGGTAAATGGCAAACATATCACGGAGTAAATCACATAGATACTAATTGCTATTGCATAAAAACATCGGTTGCGATAAAATTAGCACAAGTTTGGCATGGCGGTTGGGGTCAAGATAGAGTATTTTTCTCGGTGTTATCTCAACATTTTCCTAAATTTGATTGTACTGGTAAATATACAGTTAACTATCGTGTTGATGGAAATCCTGGTTCTGTTAATGCAGAATTCTTTTTAAACGGCAATAAAATTATGAAACAAAAATATAATGGAGAGTTCCCATGGATAAAAATTTAATTATTGGTGGTTTTACTAATTATGGTATTAATGAGTTGAAACCTTGGGTTTTGTCTGCAAAAGAACATGGCGGTGAAAATTGCGATGTTGTTTTGTGTGCAGGTGAAACAACCGAAGAAACTATTGAATGGTTGAAGGAACAAGGAGTAATTGTTTTTCCTATGGCCAAAAACAATAATATTCCTATTCACGTATATCGTTTTCTTTATATCTATGAATATCTGAGAAACTTTTGGGCAAACTATCTTTACGTTGTGGTAACGGATGTTAAAGATGTTTATTTTCAAAAGAGTCCATTTGAATTTTTTGAAACGGCTTTTGATTCACCAGGAAATTTAAGAATGGTTATTGCAGGCGAATCATTAAGATATTGTGATGAACCTTGGGGTAACGAAAATCTTTATCAATCTTATGGACCATATGTACATGAACTATTTAAAAATATGCCAATATATAATGTCGGAACTTTTGGTGGTTATTCGGATTATGTAAAAGATATGGTTTTTAATATTTTCACAAATGCAGTTAACAGACCAATTCCAATTTGTGATCAGGCCGTGTTTAATGTTCTAATCAATACACAACCATTTAAAGATATGGTGGTGCCATCATATCATTGGGCTTGTGAAGCAGGAACTGTTGCTGATCCTAAAAAGATTGAAGATTTCAGACCAAAATTACTTTCTGCCGAACCTGTATTTCAGGATGGATTAGTAAAAACACACGACCAATATGTGTATGCAATTGTTCACCAATATGATCGTGTTCCTGAATGGAAAAAGTTCGTCCAAGAAAAATTTGGCCAAAAAAATGAAAGTGATTTGTTCGTATATAAGGTTTAATCATGAGTGATGTGATTGTTTTTAATACAGAGAACCAATCCTTTGGTTTTCAACAACAAACTTTTAAATGTTCTGGTTATGGTTTGGGTGCGTTAGTCAAAGATATGTCTTATCCACTTGTGATTGAAATTGGATGTGATATTGGAGATACAGCCAACTTTTTGTTGGATTCTAATCCAGATTTAACATTGTTCTCTGTTGATCCATACATGGAATATCAGGACTGGAATGGCAGATTGATGAATGAACGTGAAGAAATGTGTCAAAAAATGAATAACCGATTAAAAGGTTATTCAAATAGATTTACACACATCCGTAAAACATCAGATGATGCTGTTGGTTTGTTTGACGATGAACATTATGATTTGGTTTTTATTGACGGTCTACACACATACGAACAATTAACAATCGATTGTGCAAACTACTATTCAAAAGTAAAACCTGGTGGTGTCTTTGCTGGCCATGATTTCACTGCAATTGAAGGTGTCAATCGTGCAGCCAAAGAATTTGCCGCTAAAGTTGGTAAAGAAATTTTAACAACAGAATGTGATGTTTGGTATTGGATCAAATGAAAATTGCATTATGTTTTTCCGGCCAAGTTAGGTCCTTTGAGAAAGGTTATGAATATTTCAAACGCAATCTTTTGGATCATTATGATGTGGATGTTTACATTCATAGTTGGAAAAGAACGGCAGTTGAAGGTGAAACCAGCATAATTGATTTGTATAAACCTAAAGATTATCTTTTTGAAGATAAACTCATGGGCAACTACGATACAATCTACACCAGAACACCAGATGCAGTCAAACATCCACCACGATTCACCTATTCAATGTTTTATTCTAAGAATGAAGTGTTGAAACTTATCGATGGACAATATGATTGGGTTATTTCCACAAGAACGGATTATGCATTGAATGTGGTAATACCTTTTGCGGAATTGGATAATTCAAAACTGTACATACCAAATTGTCGTATGGTACCAGAACGAGACTTTGGTAACGATCAATTTGCATTTAGTTCACAGGAAAACATGAAGAAATACATGTCTACCTTTGAACGCATAGATGACTATTATGAAAATGGTGCAACTTTCATTGGTGAAAACCTAATGCAAGCCAATCTAAGATATCATGGCCTTTGTGGTGAAAATCTAGTCTATGTCAATATGAATAATCCATTTCCACCAGGACCATATAACGGAACATGGCATTCTTTGATTCGTGATGATATAGAACAATGGAAAAAATAATTAAAGAATTACGAGGCCATTCCGGTTCAAAAGTTTATTTGAAAGAGATTGAAGGCGTCTATTGTGTTGAAAAGGTAGGTAACACCAGTAGAAATGTGGAAAGAATGTCCACATTGTATAAAATGGGTTATCATGTTCCAAAAATCTATTTAACAATAGATGATACTTTGCTCATGGAATATATTCATGGTCTCGATATGGAAAATTATCTAATTCATAATAACATCAATCAACTTTTTAATTTCATCAATCGAACGATGGATGATTTTTCTTGTGATTCTGAAATGAAAGACTATACAGAAACATATTTTAGTAAACTGGCCTGGCTGGATAAATCAAAAGATATGCCGTTTACTAAGTATGATTTGATTGCAAAATTACCAAAGATTCTTCCCAAGTCTACATATCACGGCGACTTCACACTAGAAAATATATTGCACACAAACACCGGTTTCGTTATGATTGATCCTGTTACAACAGAATATGATTCTTATGTGTTTGATTTGGCCAAATTGAGGCAAGATATAGAATGTAAATGGTTTCTACGCAACTCGGAAGTTAAACTAGATACTAAGTTGGAGATATTGAATTCAAAAATCAAACATGCTTTTTCACAAGATGTTGATGATTCACTATTGATATTGATGTTGTTGAGAGTGATTCAATATTGTGAACAAGGTGATGATAATTACAATTTTTTAATGAAAGAGATTCATAGATTATGGAAATAATTGTACCTGCAGCTGGTCTTTCTACCAGATTCCCTAATATGAAACCAAAATATCTCCTGTATGATTACAAAGGTGATATGATGTTGATGAACGCTCTAAGACCATTCAGGGAAAAAGGTTTTAGAATTCATCTTGGTATTCTAAAAGAACACCAAGAAAAGTATGGTGTAATTGAACAAATACAACACGAATGGCCGGACAACATCGAATATTTGATTATTGACAAACCGACCAGAGGTCCGGCTGATACAGTTTACCAGATACTTAATGCTTCTGGATTACACACATCCGAAATATTCATTAAAGACTGTGATAGTTTCTTTGAACATGATATTACCGAAGGTGACAATTATGTTTGTGTCACCAAAATTTCACAACATGAAATCCTGAAGAAACTTGCGTCTAAAAGCTTTACAATTGCTAACAATAATGGTATAATAACGGATATCGTGGAGAAAGAGGTTGTGTCGGATACATTTTGTGTTGGTGGTTACAAATTCTCATCAGCAATGTTGTATAGACAGGCTTTTAATGAATTGAACACCGATAGAGAAGTGTTTGTATCTGATGTGATCGGTCGTTGTATCAATAACATGCAAATATTCACCAACAAATACATTACGGATTATGTTGATGTTGGTACCGCACAAGACTGGTTTGAATACAATGACAGGCCAGTTATTTTCTGTGACATTGATGGAACTATCATACAAAACCAGACACGTGTTGGCCAAAATAATTACAGAAGTGATCCAATTGTACTAGAAAAAAATGTTAAGAGGTTATTGGAATTACAATCTAAAGGTGCTCAGTTTATATTTACAACAGCAAGACCACATGAGTATACCAACATCACCAAAGAAATGATTGATAAATTAGGATTTGTAGGTTACGATTTAATCTGTGGTCTACAAAACTCCAAACGTATATTGATTAATGATTATAACGAATCTAATCCATATCCAAGAGCCGTTGCAATCAATCTTTATAGAAACGATGACAAATTAAGTGATTTTTTATGATTATACCTGACAAAAACCTGTTCATCGTAACATCAGCACTCAAACCATTAATGAGTCCTTTTAGTGATGGTGAAAGATTTCAACAAACAGTTGATGGATTAAGATCAATCCGTAAAATTGTTCCTGATGCAATTATTGTAACGGCAGATGTTTCTATACGTGCATTAACAGATTTGGAAAAAATTTCTGTTGCGGAAAAGTCAAATTATTTTATTGATATGACGATGGACCAAGATGTTATGAAACTATCTCAGGTAGGCCAAAAAGGTCTTGCGGAAAATCTGATGTTATATAAAGTGTTACAAACACTCAGACAAAATCCAGACACAACCAAAATGATGAGTTCGGTCAAAAGAATTTTTAAATTTTCTGGTAGAAGTGTCTTGTTGGACGGTTTCGATATTGAAGAACATGATATCTTTGGTAAATTTGTTTTCAAGAAAAGAATACCAACTTGGATGAATCATAAAACAATATCAGACCTGTTAATTACCAGAATGTTTTCTTTTTGTCCTTCACTTATTGACACATATCTTGAAGTTATTAGGAAAAACATACCAGTAGTCCAACAAGGTTTCGATACTGAACATGCACACTTCCATAACATTCCGAAAGAATATTTGGTCGAATTCGACCAGTTGCATTGTTTTGGATGGTTATCAGGAAATGGTAATATTGAGTATTATTGACGCTATATATCAGTTTCAATATTTGTTTAGTTTAGTACCATATATTTTAATCTTATATAAATATACCGCAGGCAACCAAAGTGTGTTGCATTTCAAAAGGTATCAATGAGAAATTTCGTCACATACATCCGTGAACAGGCTGAAGAAGCTGAGGGTGGAAAACTAAAACATATAACTCATGCAGAAGATAGACCTTTGCAGAAAGGTGCAGAAGGTTTCGACCATGCCGTGGCCGCATTAAAACAAGCACACCAACATATTAAGTCTGGTGGCAACAGTTCACATTTGACCATGAAGTATGATGGTTCTCCGTCTATTGTTTTTGGTCATCATCCAGAAAATGGTAAGTTTTTTGTTGCATCCAAGTCGGCTTTTAATAAAACACCAAAAATAAACTACACACATGCAGATATACTAAAAAACCATGGTCACGCACCAGGTTTGATGGCTAAGTTACATGATGCATTGAATCATCTCAAGAAAGTTGCACCAAAAACCGGTGTTTATCAAGGTGACATGATGTTTTCTGGTGATGATAAGAAAGAGACAAAACAAGGCGTTTCTTTTACACCGAACACAATACAATATACTGCCAAAGGTGATGAAGCAGATAAAGTTCGTAAAGCTAAGGTTGGTGTTGTTGTACACACACAATACCATGGTGATTCTGCCAAGGCCATGACTGCCGATCCACATCCAGACTTACATAACTTTAAGAGTAATCCGGATGTTTGGAGAATTTCACCAAACCATGATACCAGACAGGTGCATTACTCTGTTGATGACCAAGGTGAATTCAACAAACACATCAAAGCCGCACAAGATATACACGATAAGAATGGTCAAAAGATGTATTCAGCCGTAAGTCCACATAGTGGTGAAGGCGGTCATTTAGAGCAATACATCAATCATACAGTTAGAACAGACGAAAAACCAAATGCAGAAGGATTGTCAAAATTTATACAGGATAAGTATAAAAAGGCAAGTGAAAAGTTAAAGACTCCTGCTGCACAAGGTAGAAAACAAGCAGAAGCTAAATTGCATGTTGATCATATTAAAAAGAATAAACAACAATATGACAATTTGTTGAAGATGCATCATCATCTACAACAGGCAAAAGATGTGTTGGTTAGAACATTGAACCAACATGAGAGTGGATTAGAACATCATGTAGATATTGGTGGTGGCAAGATGAAAAGAACCGATCCAGAAGGATTCGTTGTTCATCATGCAGGCGAACCAACAAAGTTAGTTAATCGCAAAGAATTCAGTAAAATTAATCTGTTAAAAGTACGTAAATGAAGTCGTTTTCACAAATATTAAAGGAAGATCAAACCAAGGAAAAACATCACGTTTTGGCCTTTGGTCGCATGAATCCTCCTACAACAGGCCATCTAAAGTTAATAGATAAGGTCAAGTCAATCGCACACAAAGTTGGTGGTGGTCATACCGTTATTGCATCACACTCACAAGATACTAAAAAGAATCCATTGAGCGGAGAACAAAAGGTTAAACATCTAAAAAGATATTCTCCAGGAACCAACTTTGCATCATCATCTAAAGAAAAACCAACACTATTACATCATGCCGCAGAACTACACAAAAAAGGTGTAACACATCTACATGTGGTTGGTGGTTCAGACAGAGTTAAAGAATACCATGACTTATTACACAAATATAACGGTAAGAAAGCTGGTCATGGTGAATACAACTTCAAAAAAATAACTGTACATTCTGCTGGTCACCGTGACCCAGATGCAGAGGGAACCGAAGGTATGTCAGCATCCAAGATGCGTGAACATGCCAAGAACAAAGACTTTTCATCTTTCCGTCAGGGTGTTCCTCACCATGTTTCCGATACACATGCAAAAGAATTGATGCATGATGTTCGCCGTGGCATGGGTCTACACGAAAATGTTAATCGTGGTATGTTCAAAGCCATTTTTGTTACTGGCGGACCTGGTTCTGGTAAAGATGTTATTCTACGTGAAGCTATTGCAGAAAACAGAGCCGTGGAAATCAACTCGGTCCAGGCTTTTGAATATCTAGCGGACAAACAAAAATTGGCCGAAAGAACTGCTGATTATCGTAGAGAAGCAATTAGAAGTCGTAAGCCTTTGATTATTAATGGTCCGGCCGACAGACAAAATGAAATGTTTTGGATTAAAGAAGAACTAGAAGAACTAGGATATGACACATTGATGGTTTTTGTTGAGGCCTCAAATGAAGCAAGTAAAGAACGCAACGAAAAATTAACCAAGATGATTGCTGAATCCATAAGACAAAAGAAATGGAAAGAAGCACAAATTAACAAAGAACTATACCAAAATAAATTTGAAAATTTTATTGGTTTGAACAATAGTGGTTCGTTAGAAGAAATAGAAGAAGATATTACAGATATATACCAAAGTATCAACGATTTTATTGATATCAAGATTCTAAATGAGGAAGCATACCTATGGTTAGAGAACCACGGTAAGCTAAATAATAGTATTCACCAGTCTTTTGTTGAGGAACAAAATTATGTTAAGAAAGATTCTAGATTTATTCAGAAGCTCAAAGAAAGTAGAAGAAAGCCATCCGTTGGACTTCACGGAAAGGACAGCAGCGGTTCCGAGCCAAAACTCCGTACAGGAGCAGGCCCCACAGCAGACCGTCCAGGAGATATCCCAGCTGATAATCGAGCAGGAGACCCCAGTGCAGACAACATCAAGTGGGACAGAAACGCCAAGCGAGGAAGTTACACCTTCAGAACCTACTCCGAAGCAAAAGAGGGGTCGATCAAAATCTTCCCAGAGCCAAAAGAAAGCAACTTCAAACAAGACAAAGAAAAAGTAAAGAGTAAAAAAAACAGATTTGTTGACTCTCCTACAGTTAATCAAAGGTTGAGAAACCAATCTGGAATTGGTCCTGAATTTGACACTCGCCAACAGGGAACAGTATACCCTATGTCTGGACTAGGCGATGTTACTTACAGAGAAGATAAGAATTTTGGTAAGTTTAGAAAAACAATTAATGAATATAACGGGTTTCAAAACGATCAGGAATCTGGATTTGCTGGAACACTAAGCGGTGCAGACAACAAAGAACCGATTGAAAATCCGAAAGATAAAGTTGGTTATACCTACGATACAATAAAACGAAAAAAGGCAGGCAAAAAATGATCAATCTTAACAAAAAAGATTCTGTTGCAGATTCAGTAAAATCTATTTTGGAGAAAAAAGAACTTTCTCCAAAACAAAAGCAAATTGCTAAAATGTCTCCACCAGCAGACAAGATTGATGCTGGAGATTTGGCTAAGCTTCGTGCTGGACAAAAACCAGTCAAAGAATCAGCAAAGCCAGATTTCTTGGATCTAGATAAAGATGGTAATACAACAGAGCCAATGAAACAAGCTGCCAAGCAAGCCAAAATGAAAAAGATGAAAGAAGAAGTCACAGACACACTAAAAGGTCGTGAAAAGAAATCTGCCGATCCTTTCTTGTCCAAAAAAGTTAAGATTGAAGGTGATGTAAAAGAAGAAGTTGAACAGATTGAAGAAAAAGAAAAGTGGATCCAAAAGGCTATTAAGAAGCCAGGTGCTCTACACAAACAACTTCATGTTCCTGCTGGCGAAAAGATTCCTGCCGAAAAACTAAAGTCAGCTGCAGAAAAAGGTGGTAAACTTGGTAAGAGAGCCAATTTGGCCATGACATTGAAGAAATTCAAAGAAGAATACGAAGAACATTCAATTTTCGACCAAATGATCCAAGAAGTATTGTCTAAGGATGCATCTGCTGGTGATTGGATCCATGACTTTGTTCATTCAGACAATCCTAAGTTCAAAGGTAAGTCAACAGAAATGCGTAAAAAGATGGCTTTAGCCGCTTATTATGCAAAACAACGCAACGAAGAAGTTGAAACAGATATTTGTCCAGACTGTATGCAAGATCCATGCGTATGTGGTGGAAACCATATTGAAGAAGAAGTTGAACAGATTGATGAATTGAAAAAATCAACACTAGGTTCATATGTTAAAAAAGCATCTGATGATGCTATGGTTAGTCGTAAACTTGGTTCAGATTTTGCAAACAAAGCAAAGCGTGTAAGAGGTGACAGCGCAAAAGGTGCCAACACTCGTCTTGCCGCCAAATTTAATGCTATGGCCATAAAGCGTAGAGCCGGTGTTAATAAAGCCGTAGATCGTTTGACTAAAGAAGAAGTTGACCAAGTTGAAGAAAATGCATTTGACTGGAAAAAACCACGTCCACCAGAATCAAAAGGTGGTTCAGGTGTTAAACAAGGTCGTGCATATGGTGGCGCAGCACAAAAGTCTAAACCAGAACATGACGAACCAGAAGCTAAAAAAAAAGTAACTGAGTCCAAAAGACCAGAAACTGATAACGTTCCATTTGAAGGACCATACAATCCAACAGATAAACCAGCAACTGTAACAGATAAATCAGGTGCAAAACACACACCAATGTCCAGAGTTAAACATCTAGCAAAACAAGCAATGAAAAGAATGAAAACCGAAATGCTTGGTAAAACAGGTACATCCGAAGATAAGGCATGGAAATGAGCAGAAAAGCAAGAATAGTTAAGGATACGGTAAAAGGATGTGGTTGCGAAAAACCCACATTCGGTACCGATCCTAATGATCCTTGGTCAGCCAAAGCAAACATAACAGAAACTGCTTTGTTAGACAAATATCTCAAATCAAGAGGTATTAATCCACAATTTGCTTCAAAAGACGTTAAAGTTGCACATTCTAAGACAAATGCATATAAAATGTGGGCGACACAACACCTGAATGATCCTGTCAAAGAATCAATTTCAGCTGAACATACACCAACGGAAAAAAGACTACATGCTTTAAAAAAGGCGCAGCACATGAATAAAGAAATTCGTGTTGCAGATGGTCACAAACAATTACATTCCGAAGCAACAGATAAAAAAGATACAGTCACCTTTGACATTCCTTTGTTGATTCGTGTTTTGGAACTGGCTCGTGAAGATTTAAAATCTGACATGGATCTACATCGTGTTGTTGAAAGATTAATTGAGCTTCGCAAAAAAGGTATGTTGACCATGGATGACTATGACACCGTAGCCAACATCAAAGAAGCCGTAGAATACCTAAACGAATTGTCACCAGAACTATTGAATCGTTACAGAGATAAAGCAGGCGCATCAGCCAAAGACTTGGCATCCAAAGGTGAGTACAAAAAGGCCAACAAACGTTGGATGGGTCACATGAAGTCTACCGGAAAACAAATTGAAAAAATGTTCAAAAAAGAAGATGTTTTCCATGGTTCAACCGCAGCCACACAAATGCCATTTGATGGTGCGAACAATCCTGATGATGTTATTCCTGCGAAACGTAAAAATATGAAAGAAATGTCAAAGTCAGCAAGAATCATCAAGTCCATCTATAAAAAGAAGGGCATTAAAGAAGATATGTTTGACCATGAAAAAGAAGATAAACCTGTTGCATCACCCGGTAAAAAAGCCAAGTTACAAAAACCTGGCGTTGACGCCATGACCAAGGAAGCACCACAAGCCGCAGCAGTTCTAAGTGGTGGTAAAACTATGACTGGTGCTCCTAGAGACACCATTGAGATTGATCCGATGATGAAAACTAAGAAACAAGCAACTTTCGGTTCAGAGAAACCAATTAAATAAATACAATATAACCCTCGGTTAAAAGGAGAATAAAATGTCATCTTGGGGAAATAACGACAACGCAGCTAACGCTCCATATTGGGCCGTTAACTCAACAATTACAAAAAGTGCTGCAGCAGTTCTAGTATCAGCACCAACAGCTGCAAACGTAGCTGTTCTTTATGCAAATACTACAGCAGATGCATACATTACAAACGAAACTATTGGTTTGTTTGCAATTGATGGTCAAGAAATTCAAGCACAAGGCCATGGTATGGGTGCTCACAAAGGATGGAACTTGAGAACTGTTGGTACAGGTGGTCGTGCAGGCCGTGTACAAACAGAGACTTTGGTTGCTTTGGCCAGCGTAAATGGTGACGGTGACCAACAAGTTTATGCTAACGTTTCTATTACGTTAACTGGTCCTTCAAACGGTTCAGTAGTTTCTGGTGCTGCAAATGCTAACTCTGTGTCATTCACAGTATCACCAACACTATTGGGCAATACAGCCGCTACATTAAGTTACCAGTGGCAAGTTAATAACAACACAGGTGGTTCATGGGTTAACGTGGCTAACGGCAACAATGCACAACCTGGCGGTGTTCAGAAGTCTGGCGCTACAACAGCTACATTGACAGTTACTCCATGGAATACAACCGCAAACGGTTATGTGTTCCGTTGCGTTGTTACTGCCGCAGACGAAGGTGTGTCAGTCAACTCCGCAAACGGTTTGATCACAATCTTCTGATAACAGGGGCTTCGGCCCCTTCTAATTATGTTCGATGATTTGAATGAAGATAATTTTGTAATGTATGCGATGAAACATTATAGTTCACCGCAATGCATTATGTCAGAATTTGAGGGAGATATCAAGCGTACCAAGTATCTGAAAAGATTGTTTAGAAGATACAAAGTGACCAAATCACTTAAAGAACGCTTGATATTGAACCACCTCATTTTATTGAACAATGTTTTTGGACCAGAGGTCACGGCAAGAATATTGTTCTATAAGATAGACGAACGTGACTATGATATTCTCAAAACGTTTTTGGAATATCTCAATATTATGCCAGAAGCAGTTTACGGTATTCGTGGGAAAAACATATATTCTTCCGAGATACCATTAAATACAAATATCGCAGAGGTATTAATCAAGATATGAAAAAATTCAAAGAATACATTAAAGAAGTTAAGAAACCAACAGGCGAATTAAAAGACGCTTGCTGGAAAGGTTATACTGCTGTCGGTATGAAGATGAAGGGTGGTCGTAAGGTACCTAATTGTGTTCCAGAAGAAGTTGAAATCCAAGAAAACCATATTGCTATCGCTATGGGTAAAATGTTGGATGATGAAGGTAGTATGATATTGAATCAGTTGGATGATATTGATCGTTGTTCAAAAATGATTCGTGAATATATTGGTAAAGATTATGAGAAACAAGTACCAGCATGGGTGCAATCAAAAGTAACTTTAGCGGCCGATTACATCAATACTGTTGGTACATATTTGTCCAGTAAGAATGAAGATGTTAATGAATCTGTTGAACAGATTGATGAGATTAGCAAAGAGACATTAACTTCATACAGAGATAAGGCTAAAGCAACTGCCAATAAAATGGCAGCTAAACATCACGAAATCGTTAAAAAAGACATGGCCACCGGTGATTTTACTGCTTCAAAGAAAAGTCACAGCAAGATTGCTAAATTGGACAAAGGTTATTTAAAAGCTGGCCAAAAACTTGCTAAGAAAGCAAGCGATGAATATCATTCAGCAACTCAAGGTCCAAAGAAACCATCCAATCAATTCAAAACACCACCACAAGGATATAAAGCTCCTGGTTCTGACCGTCCATACTGGGGAGAAGATGTTGAACAGGTTGATGAGGTTGCTGCATGGCAACGTAAAGAAGGTAAAAATCCTTCTGGTGGTTTAAATCGAAAAGGTGTAATGTCTTATCGTAGAGAACATCCTGGTTCTACACTAAAAACAGCTGTTACAACAAAACCATCAAAATTAAAGCCAGGTTCAAAAGCAGCAAATCGTCGTAAATCATTCTGTGCAAGAATGAGTGGAATGAAAAAACGTTTAACTTCTGCAAAGACAGCTCATGATCCAAATTCACGCATCAATAAGTCTTTGAGAAAGTGGAACTGCTGATGAAATCGTTCAAACAGTTCTTTGTTGAAGATGGTGGTGCAGTTGGTGGCGGAATGACCGTTGCCGCCGTTGCAGGTTCTGGTGACTCTAGATTACCAGCATCACAGAGAGAACCTGGTGTTAGTAAAAAAAGAAATCCTATAATAACGAGGTTGGCTAGAAGAAAACCGCCAAAAATGTAAATGTGGATATTAAAATGGTTACCTGATTGGATTTTTTATGGCATCCTATTCATAGGTGTAATAGGATACGCAGCCACATACCTACTCAAATATATTCCAATTCCCGCAATTTATATGTACAAGACACCAATTCAGTTGGTATCTATTGCTCTTATTGTTTTTGGTGTTTTCATGTCTGGTGCAATATACAATGAAGAAGCATGGATTGCAAGAGTGAAAGAAATGGAAGCCAAAGTTGCAGAAGCGCAGGCCAAGTCTGCTGAAGAAAATGTTAAGATTGTGGAAAAAGTTGTAACTAAAATTCAAGTCATTAGAGATAGGACCGATGCAGGTGTTAAATACATCGACAGAGAGGTTGTTAAATATGATAACACCTGTGTGATACCTAAAGAATTTGTTAAAGCACATAATGATGCAGCGGAACCACAAAAATGAAAAAAATATTATTGATTTCTTTATTGTTACTTTGTGGTTGTTCAACAACAGTACCTGTCACCGCAAAATTTCCCGATATTCCAAACAAGTTATTGGAATCTTGTCCTAATCTACAAAAATTAAATGATGAAACAAAATTGAGTGATGTTGCAAAAACTGTAACAGTTAATTATTCCACTTATTATGAATGTGCTGTGAAACATGATGTTATGATTGAATGGTATAAAATTCAAAAAAATATATTTGAAAGTGTGAAATAATGGAACTCACCAAAGATCAACTGAAACAATTACTACCAAAAAATCCATATCTTGATTATTGGTACAATGCATTATCACAGTTGTTACCCGATTACGAAATCAATACAGCAAAACGTATTGCCGCTTTCATAGCACAATGTTCACATGAATCTGGTGGATTCACCGCATTAGAAGAAAACCTAAACTACAAGCCAGCAACGTTACGTAAACTGTTTGCCAAATATTTTCCTACAGATGAATTGGCAAATCAATACGCATCAAAACCAAACAAACAAGAAGCAATTGCAAACCGCATCTACGCTAGTCGTATGGGTAACGGACCAGAAGAATCTGGTGATGGTTTCAAATACAAAGGACGTGGATTAATACAATTGACAGGTAAAGACAACTATACATTCTTTGCCGGTTCACTCGGTATTTCCGTAGAAGAAGCCGCAGAATATATGCACACATTTGAAGGTGCTGCACAATCAGCATGTTGGTTCTGGGAAACCAACAACCTAAATCAATGGGCTGATAAAGGTGATATTCTTACCTTGACAAAACGCATTAATGGTGGTACAATCGGCCTTGAAGATAGAATTAAACATTATGAACATGCTCTACATGTTTTAGGAGCATAATATGCATGACTTAAAATTATTTAAATATTTGTTGATTTTAATTGCATTGCCTGTTGGTCTGGCTATCTTTGGTGGTGATAAGTTTCGTTATCCTTGCCAAGATCCAGATAATTGGGATAAAGACATTTGCAAATTTCCCCAATGCGATGTAACTAGAACTTGTCCAGAACATGTATTCAAAGGACAACGTGATCCAAGATTGGGACCACCAAAAGATGGAGTGAATGGTCCTGTACCAAGTGCAACACCAGCACAAGGAGTTAATTGTGGAAAATAATACACCATTTTTATATACCGAAGACCAGTTAATGGCTCGTCTTAAATTCTTTATCGGTGTCTGTCTTGCATTGACACTAACAGGAATTGTTTTTGTTGTTTTGTATTCAATCATCTTTGTTACTCAACCACTTAATGCAATTTCTCCAATTGACCAAAAATTCTTTGAATTGATTATTCCTATTGCTACATTCTTGACAGGTACTTTGTCTGGTATCATGTTGGCTGGTAATAAGAAAGAGGATCAAGAAGCAATGTTGGCCGCACAGAAAATGGCACAAGACAACTTTGCTGAAACTAAGAAGGCAATGACTGCACCTCCTCCACCACCACAAAAAATTGAACCTGTATTTGCACCAGCAACAAGCACACAACCTCAAGTGCAACAACCACCTTTAGTTACTGCACAAGTAATAACTGGTTTTGGTGGTAAACCTGCACCAGCACCTGCACCACAACCGGAGATTTAAATGTTATCAGGACTATTCAACGACAGTCATAATGGAACCGTGAGTAGTAAAAGAGTGATCACATTTTTAGCTTTTGTATTATGTGCATGGGGTTTTGTTGCTGACACGATGGGACATAAAGTAAATCCTGAATTATTTAATTCATTAATGTATATTGTTGTTGCAGGTTTAGGATTTACTGCTTCGGAGAAATTTTCATCAATAAATAAAGAAACAAAGTCTAAGGGGTTACTATGAAAATGTATGCATTATTTCTAGCCATTGCGATGGCATTCGGTTCAGTTTCTGTTTATGCTGAAGCAGAAAAAACAAAAGTTTGTGTTGATGTTAAAGATAAAGATGGCAAACCAGTTAAAGATGCCAAAGGCAATGTCAAACAAAATTGTAAAGAAATGAAAGTGCATAAGAAACTAGAAGGAACTGAAATTCCTCCAAAGAAATAAGAACTAAAAATGGCAACTACGACAGAGAGATTAGGTATTGTTGAAACTAAGGTAGAAAATCTTAGTGAAAAGTTGGATGACATAAAAGTTGATGTTAAAGACATGCACGATTGTTTGGATAGAACACGTGACGAACTAAAAGATCAACTTGAAAAAATGTATGAAACATCATGTACTCAACATGCCGAAATGGCCAAGAAGATTGGTGAATTGGAAAAAATCCGAGAAAAAACCATGTGGATGGTTGCCGGTGCCGTTGCCATGGCCGGTATATTTTCGGGTCACCTAGACAAGCTGCTTGCATTTTTACATTAATTAGTATATAATTGAGTTTCTTGTAAACTTTGATTTTTCGTTATGTCTGTTTTTATTGATAGAACCTTTTTGCTGAGGGTATCCCCAAAGCTTCACAAATTCACACAGAAAAAGGAAAACCTGTATAACTTCAGGTGCCCTATCTGTGGCGATTCATCGAAAAACAAAACCAAAGCTCGTGGTTATGTTTACGAAAAAAAGAACAACTACTTTTTCATGTGCCACAACTGTGGTGCATCCATGTCTTTTTATAATTTTCTAGACAAAGTTGATCCCACAATACTTAAAGAATATTCACTTGAACGATATAAGAATGGAGAAACAGGCCGTGACAACTATAAAAAACCCGATTTTGAAATTGCCAAAAGTGTCCCTAAATTTCGGGAAAAAATCAATCTACCGTCCATTCAGTCGTTACCAGATGAACATTTTGCAAAAGAATATGTCATCAAACGGCAGATTCCAGAAACGCATTTTCAAAATTTATATTTTGCCGAAGATTTTAAACAGTTCGTTGAAATTGATTTGAAAATTGAAAAAGATGGTCTGAAAGAGGACGATCCACGATTAGTGATACCATTTTATGATGCCGACAAGAATCTTGTCGCATTTCAAGGTCGTGCTCTTGGTGAATCTAAACTCAGATATATCACCGTAAAATTAGATGCCGATAACTATAAAATTTTTGGTCTCGACCGTGTTGATATCAGCGATGAAGAAAATAAAGTTTATGTCACAGAAGGACCAATTGATTCACTTTTTCTAAACAATGCTGTGGCCACGGCAGATGCTAATTTACGTAGTGCTTCTAAACATATAGATAAGTCTTTGTTGGTATTGGTTTATGATAACGAACCAAGAAACAAAGATATTTGCCGGCAAATGGAACAGGCGATAGAAGAACACTATAACATCGTCATTTGGCCAGAAATGATTGAAGAAAAAGATATTAATGAAATGGTTTTGTCGGGATTTTCACCGGATGAAATTCAAGATATCATAAGTAAAAATACCTTTCAGAATTTGAGAGCGAAAATGGAATTTGTTAAATGGAAAAAAGTATGAAAGTAAAATTGATTAATTATTCACAAAGCCCTGTTGAAAATATTATGGGAGTAAAAGTACCAGCAAAAACAACTATTTTGGATCAGATTGCATACTGCGCCAGAGTTTCGAATCCCTCCAACCAAAACAATACGGACACATCAGAAAAACTGGTTCGATATTTGATTAAGAATCAGCACTGGTCTCCGTTGGAGATGGTTTCCGTTTGTTTGGAAATTGAAACGACACGTGATATTGCAAGACAGATTTTGAGACACCGTTCATTCAGTTTCCAAGAATTTAGTCAACGTTATGCAGATCCAACAAAAGACTTGGATTTCGTAACCCGTGAAGCCAGACTTCAGGACACAAAGAACAGACAGAATAGTATTGAAGTTGATGATAATCTATTACAGAATGAATGGTATCGTGCTCAACAAAGAGTGATTTATGCTGCACAAAGAGAATATGCATGGGCTATTCAAAATGGAATTGCAAAAGAACAAGCACGTGCTGTTTTACCTGAAGGCATTATGGGTTCTAGATTGTATATGAACGGAACAATGAGATCATGGGTTCACTATATACAACTCCGTTCAGCAAACGGAACACAGAAAGAACATCGTGAGGTTGCATTAGCTTGTGCTGATGCTATTGAACCTATTTTTCCAATGATTAAGGAATTTGTAAATGAATAATGATGTAATTAAATTTATTGAAGCGTGTGAACAAGAAATAAACGAAAAAAACATCACACTATATAAAAATCTAATTCGTGAAGAATTTGATGAATTTATTAAGGCTTATCTTGAAAGTGACAACGAAGCTCAACTTGACGGATGCATGGATTTAATTTGGGTTATTCTTGGTTATTGTTACATGAAAGAATTTGATGTTGAAGGAGCATGGAATGAAGTTGCTCGGTCAAATATTTCAAAAATTGATCCAGAAACAGGCAAAGTAAAGAAAAGAAAAGATGGCAAAGTGTTGAAGCCTGATGGATGGACTCCACCACAACTAAAAGAATTTATAAAGAAATGAGGAGAATATGGAAGAATATCTGGGTATTAAGATTGATTTAGAAAGAGATAAATTATTTGATGAACTTGGAATAAAAAGATTAAAAGAATCTTATATGCGTGAGGATGAAACAAGCCCACAACATAGATTCGCATTTGTTTCTAAACAATTTTCCACAGATAAACAACATGCACAAAGACTATATGATTACGCAAGCCAACATTGGCTTTCATACAGCACACCGATTCTTTCTTTTGGTCGTAGCAAGCGTGGTTTGCCCATTTCTTGTTTTTTAAATTTTATTGAAGATACAGCGGAGGGTTTAGTTGATAATCTTAGTGAAACTAATTGGCTTTCTATGCTTGGTGGCGGTGTCGGGATTGGTTTTGGTATTCGCTCGGCGGATGATAAATCAACTGGTGTTATGCCGCACCTCAAAATTTACGATGCATCTAGTCTGGCTTATCGCCAAGGCCGCACTCGCCGTGGGTCTTACGCTGCCTATCTTGATATTTCCCATCCTGATATTATTCCCTTCCTTGAGATGAGGAAGCCGACAGGCGATCCAAATCTGCGTTGCCTGAATCTACACCATGGCGTTAATATTCCTGATGCATTTATGGAAATCATTGAACGATGCATGATTGATAAAGAAGCTGATGATTCATGGCAATTAATTGATCCTAATTCAGGAGAAGTCCGTGAAACTGTATCAGCCAAAACTTTGTGGCAGATGTTGCTTGATTTGCGTATGCACACAGGCGAACCATACATTCATTTTATAGATACCAGCAATCGTGAAATGCCACAATGGTTAAAAGACCAAGGACTCAAAATTCATCAATCAAATCTTTGTTCAGAAATTATTCTACCAACGAATGAAGAAAGAACTGCTGTTTGTTGTTTATCATCTTTAAATTTGGAGTATTATGATGAGTGGAAAGATAATGCGATTTTTTTACGGGACGTGGCAGAAATGCTTGATAACGTCCTACAGTATTTCATTGATAATGCTCCTGACGCTATTGCTCGTGCCAAGTATTCTGCTGAGCGTGAACGTTCTATTGGCATTGGCGCTTTGGGTTTCCATGCTTATCTTCAGCGAAAAAATGTGGCCTTCGAAGGAGTGATGGCAAAAGTATTAAACAATTCAATGTTCAAACATATTAGAGAGGGACTTGACGATGCTAACTTGGTGCTTGGAAAAATTAGGGGTGAAGCTCCAGATGCTGTTGGCTACGGTAAACGTTTTAGTCATCTTATGGCTATTGCTCCAAATGCTTCTTCGTCTATCATTATGGGAAATACTAGCCCTAGCATTGAACCTTATCGTGCTAACGCTTATCGTCAAGATACGTTATCTGGCTCATTTTTGAATAAGAACAGATACCTTGATAAAGCAATCATGAAGTATTTGGATCCAAACGATTCCGCATTGACACCAAAGGGTGAAGATGAGTATCAACAAATTTGGTCATCCATTATTGCAAACGATGGTTCTGTTCAACATCTAGAATGGATGGATGAAAATACAAAGGCTGTGTTCAAAACATCCATGGAAATTGACCAACGTTGGGTGATTGAACATGCTTCTGATCGCCAACAATATATTGACCAGGCACAATCGTTGAATGTGTTCTTCCGTCCAGATAGTAATATCAAATACATTCATGCCGTTCATTTCATGGCATGGAAAAAAGGATTAAAAACTCTTTATTATTGCCGTAGTGAGAAGCTGGCTAAGGCCGATAAAGTTTCTAAGAAAATTGAACGTGAAGTGATTAAAGAATTGGATATGACACAAATCGCTCAAGGCAATGATTGTATTGCCTGTGAAGGTTGAAATGTCAGAACTAATATACTTATTAATAACAACACACATTACAATCGTTTGTGTTACGGTGTATTTACATCGTGGTCAAGCACATAAGGGTTTGACTTTCAATCCTATACTAGAACACTTTATGCGTTTTTGGTTATGGTTGACAACAGGTATGGTCACCAAACAATGGGTCGCTATTCACCGCAAACATCATCGTTATAGTGACATTAAAGGTGATCCACACAGTCCTCATGTTTTTGGAATATGGAAAGTTTTGTTCAAAGGAGCAATATTGTACCATGAAGCATCAAAAGATTATCAAATGGTTAACAGTTATGGTGTTGGTACTCCTGATGATTGGTTTGAGCGAAACGTATACAGTACTCAATCTAGACTTGGCATTATTATTCTCCTTATGTTCAACGTTGCCATCTGGAATTGGATTGGCGTTTTAATATGGTTAATTCAAATGATATGGATTCCATTTTGGGCCGCAGGTGTTATAAATGGAATTGGACATTGGTTTGGTTACCGAAATGGAGATACCAAAGATAAGAGTTGCAATATCAGCCCAATTGGTGTTATAATCGGTGGAGAAGAACTACATAATAATCATCACCTTGATCCTGCCAATCCAAAGTTGAGTAGGAAATGGTTTGAGTTTGATATTGGTTGGATGTATATAAAAATTTTTAGTTTTTTAAGATTGTTAAAAATAAAAGGATCAGAATGAAACGAGTATTAAGATTTACCGCATCGTGGTGCCAACCGTGTAAAGTATTGGCCAAAAATTTAGAATCAGTTAATAACATGCACAGCATTCCAATTGAAGTTGTTGATATTGATGTACATCAAGAACTCGCAATGGATTATGGAATTAGAAGCGTACCTACTCTTATAATGAAAGATGGAAACACCGAAGTTAAAAGATTTAGTGGTGTTCGTTCTCTTAAAGAGTTGGAGGAATGGATCAATGGTTAAGAAGAACGATTCTCGCTTAACTGATGATAGAAATTCATTTAAGCCTTTCAATTATCCATGGGCTTATGATGCGTGGTTGAAGCACGAACAATCACATTGGCTTCACACGGAAGTTCCTATGTTAGAAGATGAAAAAGATTGGAAAAGGAAACTATCGAATGAAGAAAAACAATTTCTCACGCATATCTTCCGCTTTTTTACGCAAGGTGATATTGACGTTGCTGGGGGTTATGTTCGTAATTATCTTCCTTATTTTCCACAACCAGAAATAAGAATGATGTTGATGGGTTTCGCTGCACGTGAAGCTCTACACATTGCTGCATACTCACATTTGATTGAAACACTTGGTTTACCAGAAACAACATACAACGAATTCTTGGCATATCAAGAAATGAAGGACAAACACGATTATGTTCTTGATATTGCTGGCAAAAATGGAACAAAAGAGAACACTGCACGCCATATCGCCGTGTTCAGTGCTTTTACTGAAGGTATGCAGTTGTTCTCATCTTTCATCATGTTATTGAATTTCCCACGCCACGGTAAAATGAAAGGCATGGGACAAATTGTTACATGGTCTATCGTTGATGAAACAATGCACGCTGAAAATATGATGAAATTGTTCAAAACATATATCAACGAGAATCCTGAAATTTGGACTGATGAATTGAAATCATCTATATACACTATTGCCGAGAAGATGGTTGCATTAGAAGATAAATTTATTGATTTGGCTTTCGGTGTAACAGAAATGGAAGGTTTGACAAGCGAAGAAGTCAAAAAGTACATTCGTTATATTGCTGATCGCAGATTGATTGGTCTTGGCATGAAAGGCATATTTAAAGTTAAAAGAAATCCACTTCCATGGGTTGAAGAAATGATTAATGCACCAACACACACCAACTTCTTTGAGAATCGTGCAACCGATTATGCAAAAGGCGCCGTGACAGGAAATTGGGGTGACATTTGGGCCAATTAAGGAGAGAAAATGAAAACAATAACAGCAGAGTGCTCAAACTGCGAATCTTCATATGATGTTACTTACCAAGAACAATTAGTTTCAGAAGAATATCCAGAAATTTGTCCGTTTTGTGGTGAACACATAGACGAGTTAACCGAATCCGAATATATAGAGGATGACGATGACTTGGACGATGAAGAATGGAACAACTGAATTGGAAATATAAAGAACAAGAATTTACCGAAGATATGATTGGTGACAACTACGGATTCGTATACTGTATCACCAATCTAGCAAATGGCAAAAAATACATTGGCAAGAAATTTTTCTATAGCACCAAAACAAAACAGGTAAAAGGTAAGAAGAAACGTTTAAAGGTTTCATCAGACTGGGAATCCTACTATGGTAGTAATGAAGAATTGAAAAAACATGTTATAATGCACGGCCGTGATTTGTTCAAGCGAGAGATACTACATTTATGTAAATCAAAAGGTGAATGTGGATATCTTGAAGCTAAAGAACAATTCGTAAATGGTGTTTTGGAGAGTGATGATTATTACAATACCTGGATTATGGTAAGAGTAAGAAAGTCACACATTAAAGGGTTACAATGTTAGATATTTTCAAAAAGACTGGTGAATACGATACGATATTTTTTGTTCCAGCAGAAGATGAAACTCAAGTAAAAATTGAAGTAGCAAAATATAAAGAAATGGGTGATAAGATTGGTGGTTCTGAATTGGGTGATTTGTATGAAATTATTCTTTTCAGAATGGATGAGGAATTCAATGTTATTGATTTGGATAAATTTGAAGGTATATTGATTGAACCAAGAGAATATGTTACCAGAATGATTAAAGATGATTGGTATGGTATGGTTACCAAAAAAACAACAACATCCGACAAACTTACCACGGATGTGTTTGCCAAATGGGCAGCTTTGTGATACAATAAGAAAAACTGAAAAGGTATATTATGATTCTCGTTGATTTAAACCAGGTCTTGCTTGCTGGTCTGATGGCACAGATTGCCAATCAGAAACCAAAGTTACAACTGGAAGAAGGTTTGATTAGACACATGGTCTTGAACATCATCAGGACTCACCTAAAGAACTTCCGTGAACAATATGGTGAGGTCGTGTTGTGTTGTGACAACCGTAAGTACTGGCGCAAGGAATTCTTTCCTCTTTATAAGGCGCATCGTAAAAAAGCAAGAGAAAAGTCCGATTTGGACTGGCATTTGATATTTGATATGCTTGCCAAATTCAAGCAAGAGCTCAAAGACAATTTTCCATACAAAGTCATTGATGTTGAAGGCGCCGAAGCCGATGATATCATTGGTACACTTGCACCTCGAGCAGTTCCACATGAAGATGTGTTGATTATTTCCAGTGATGGCGATTTTCTACAATTACAAATGTATAATGGCCAAAAGTTTGGTTATACAATCAAACAATACAATCCTGCACAAAAGAAATTTGTTGTTTCTCAAAACCCGTTACTTGAATTGAAAGAAAAAATTATTTCTGGCGATAAAGGCGATGGTATTCCAAATATTCTTTCCGCATCGGATTGTTTTGCTACTGGAACTCGGCAAACACCGATTAGCAAAAACAAAATGCAAAAATTACTTGAAGAATATCACGGTGATTGGGAAGATGAAAAGGCTAGAATTGGTTATTCACGTAACCAGACGTTGATTGACCTTAGGAACATTCCTAGTGAACTCAAAGACAAAATCATAAATACTTATGAAGAAACTAAACCAGCAAAAGGCAAAATACTGGATTATTTCATTGCAAACAAACTTAAAAATCTAATGGATGTTATTGAGGAATTTTAATGAAAGCACTTTATGAAGTTTTTGATGAATTTGAGAAAGCCACGACAAAACAGGAAAGAATGGCAGTCATCGGAAACAATTTATCACAAACATTGGTCGATGTATTGAAGATGACATTTCATCCTGAATACAAATGGAAGGTAAAAGAGCTTCCAGAAAATTATCGTATGCCAACTGACGTTTTACCTGGTTTGACATACGACAGCTTGAATTCACAATTACGTAGGTTGTATATTTTTCAAGAAGGACATCCTACAGCAGAAAATTTAACAGAAAAAAGAAGAACGGAATTATTGTTTCAAATTTTAAATACAATAGAGCCACGTGAAGCTGAAATTATTATGGGCATCTTTCAAAAAGATCAAGGTGTGAAAGGTTTAAATTATAAATTTGTCAAAGAGGCTTTTCCACAGATGCTTCCATGAACCCAGATAAAATAATCGTTACATCAGGAATATTTGATCCACTCACACTCAAAGAATTACGATTTCTCCAGAAATGCAGAAGCAAAGGAGATTGGTTAATTGTCGGTGTTCACACAGACATACATTTACACATGGCAACAGGCTTATTAAATCAAAATTATGATACACGCCGAGAGATTGTGGAAAATTTAAAGTGTGTTGATGAAGTTTTTAGATTCTTAGATGGTGATGGTACAGTTTGTAATTTATTAAAGATTGTTAAGTTCTGTTATCCCTTGTCGGACATAACATATATCACGGATTCCGATTTACACAATATGCCGGAAACAAAAATCAAGGGAATTAATTTTGAGGTATTAAGCAAGGAGTAATATGTCTAAAACCTTTAGACAGTCTCGTAGAGACAAAGATTATTTTGATAGTTCCGATTATTCGGACCAAGAGTACAAGGCCAAGAAGCAGGCTAGAAAAAAAGAATACCGAAAACAAAGGTATTACGATGAGTTTGAAGATTCCTATCGTTCGGATTTCAAAGCACAAAAAGCACGATATTGATTTGTTGTTTTAATACAACAAGTGATTGACAATTATCTCAATTGGTGTTATAATACACCTATTCTTTGTTGAGATAATTGTATGATCATTCATCCACACATCCCCAAACGCAAAAAACGCAAACCCAATGCAGCTCAGCGGCAACTTGCTGCTGAGTGGGATGCTATTGTCAAAAAATATCAACCAACCAAGAAAATTGTCACTAATGTGACACCATGGACTGGCACAAAACCGTATGTCCGTGAAACCAAACATTATCCGTCATTAAATACAGGTAACGTTGCTGCTACAAAAGCATCACCGAAGGTTTACACAGGCACAAAAGTTATGGGAATTGCAACAATGCACAAATCCAATGCTGTTCCTGTTTTTAATAGCGAAGAAGCAGTAGAAATTTCAAAAATGAGGCGTTAAAATGAAGAAAGAAATTAACTTTGTTGTAAAATTACAACGTCCTGTGTGTAGGACGCCAATTAAGCCTGTGCAAAAACACAAAATTGATGTAAAATACAACCGTAAGGTGAAACATGCAAACAAAAACTTGGATTGCTGATATTGAAGAAACGAATGACGGCACAGGAGATGCAATTTTGAATTTTCCTGATGACTTTATCGCTGAAGTTGGCTGGAAAGAAGGCACAGTATTGAATCTTGAAGTGCGTGAGACACCTACAGGCAATGTTTTGATAATTACGGAGAAAAAATAATGTCAAGTTTTGATTCCAAGTCACTTTTGGCCAAATTGATGGCTACAGAAAACCTATATGTGCAAGAAGCCAAAGTGCCTACTGCTAGTTTTGATGTATTGAATCGTATTCTGACGATTCCTATTCTTGACGATAAACTTTCCAGCGATCTTTATGACTTGTTTATTGGCCATGAAGTTGGTCATGCACTCTATACGCCTGCTGATAAGATGAAAATTGCAAAAGATGAAGGCGTCCATATGTCCATTTTAAATGTGGTTGAAGATTGTCGGATTGAACGTAAAGTTAAATACAAATATCCTGGCTTGAAGAACTGTTTTGTCAAAGCTTACGGTGAATTACAAGAAAAAGATTTCTTTGAGATTGAAGGAAAAGATATTCAATTGCTCAATTTTATTGACCGCATGAATTTGCATCATAAAATTGGTCCTATTCTTGGTATTAAATTCACGGATGAAGAGCGAGAACTTGTCCGTGAAGTTGAGGCCTGCGAAACTTATGATGAAGTTGTCGTTATGGCGAAAAAAATCATGGAGTACATGAAGGAAGAACTTAAAAAACAACTAGAAGAGCAAGAAAAAATGAAAATTGCTGTTCTGGTTGATGGTGACGGTGAAGAATCCGGCGAAAATCAAGCATCCGAAGGCGAATCACTTGATGATTTTGATGTTGTGATTGACGCTCGTGGTCAAAAATTAGAAAAATCTGAAGAAAAATCTGAAGAAAAAGAAGGATCCGCAAAAAATGCTGAAGGATCTGACGGCCAAGATGGTGAAACCGAAGAAACCGATGAGGCCTCTGAGAATTCTCGTAACAGAACTTCAAGTGGACTTGAAGGAACGATGGGAAATAAGAGTGCCGACATTGATGAACAACTAAAATCATTCACTGATGAAGCATACAACCGTAACCAAGAAAAGTTGTATTCTACCGATATTAGAAATATCGTATATGCATCTGTTCCTAAATTTGACACAAGCAATATTTACGATTACAAACAGCTTTATACTGATTATATTGCAGACCGTGGTACATTGAATTTCAAACATTACGTAAAATTTAAGAAAGAATCCAATAAAGTGGTTTCTTATCTTGTCAAAGAGTTTGAACTCCGTAAAAATGCAAGCCAATTGAAACGTGCTTCAACAGCCAAGACTGGTGAATTGAACATGAATAAAATTTATTCTTATAATTTCAATGAAGATATCTTTAAGAAAATGACTGTGATGCCAGAAGGCAAATCACATGGACTTGTTATGTATCTTGATTGGTCTGGTTCTATGACCAACCACATTGGTAACACCGTCAAACAATTACTAAATTTGGCTTTGTTCTGCCGTAAAGTAAATATTCCTTTTGAAGTGTATTCTTTTATTGAAGATACAAAAAGTGAATACATGTGCCGATTTGAACATCAACCCGGTGATTTGATGGCACACGGTTTTGGTCTATTGAACATTTTGTCCAGTCGCATGAACAACAAAGATTTTATGATTGCTGCTACTGTACTGATGGATATTTCTGGCATTGGTGCTTACAGTCGTGCAGGATATGTTCCGATGTGGATGCGTTTGAGTGGTACTCCTTTGAATGAGGCCATCATATCTGCTTTGGAAATTGTTCCTGAGTTTCAGAAAAAGAATCGTTTGCAAATTGTTAACACCGTTTTCTTGACTGATGGTGAAGGTTCTTATTTGTCTAACATTTATCAGGATCGTTTTGGTTTCAGTTCAACATCATTGAATAACCGTAAATCTGAATATGTTGTTTTGCGTGATAAGAAAACACGGTTTGAAGAACGATACACATATGATAGTAGCAATTCTATCAGTCTACAACAAAGCAATGCATTGATTCGTTTGTTGAAACATCGTACAAATTCACATGTCATTGGTTTCTATGTGACCAATACATCCGAATTCAAAAATCGTATTAGGAATTTTTATGATGTGAAACAAGAGAATGGTCTTTTTGATTATGATAAGATTGAATCAATCAAACAAGAATTTGTGAAGAACAAATATGCAATTTCAACCATGACTGGTTTTGATGATTATTATATTTTGAGAAGCAATGGTCTTGATACCGAAGATGATGCAGAATTGGAGATTAAAGAAAATGCAACCACACGTGGTATCGTTTCTGCTTTCACCAAGTATGCTGGCAATCGTGTCAACAACCGAGTGATTCTCAATCGTTTTATTTCTTGGATTTCATAAGGAGTTAATATGCAAATATATTCAGAATTTTATGGACCTGGCCGAAAGGCTACGGTTGAATTGATTAGTCAACATTGGGACAAATCATTCAATAAATGGGAAGTAAAAATGTATCAAAATGAAAGAGTTATTCAGGTAACCACCGTAAGCTCAGAGAGCATGGCAGAAAACATTGCCGAAGATTTTGTGAATGGTGGCCAAGGTGATTCTGTTTTGTTGAATGAAAGTAAATGATGAATAATCAGACTAAAGAGATTTTTTGTATTGCACAAGAGGAATGTGCCGAAGTGACACAGGCCATTTCCAAGATTTTCCGGTTTGGCTTTGATTCTAAACACCCTGTCACCGGTAAATCAAATAAGGAATCGTTAGAAGAAGAAACCGGTGATTTATTGGCCATGATTGACATTCTTGTGGAAAAGTGTATAATCTCTGATAGTGCAATTAATGAAGCACGTAAAGCTAAAAGAGAAAAACTAAAACGTTGGTCTACTATTGAAGGATTGTAAAATGGACTATGATTACGATAAGTATTGTAAAATTATAAAATTGTTTTTGGATGTTTCAGACCGTGATCCAGACAATTTGGAAATTGGTGTTGATATCTCCGATTTGCAAGAGGTTAAGATTACCTTTGAAGGTTATGGTGATTTAGAAACCACAGACGAAAATGGTGATTATGCTTGGATTGAAAATGGCAACGAAAATATGGAATCATATGCCATCTTTATTCACAAGGATGCATTAAAAGAAGGATTTAAATTTCCAGAACATGAAATATATTCGTTTGTTTTTGGCAGCATGATTCAACACCGACCTGAAGAAGAAGTTTGTATCTATGCATGGTATGATGTTATAGATGATGAATGGGATGTATTACAACTTGAGGATCGTATTGATAGTGACAATGCAATGAATGAAAAGGATGTGATGAACATCTTAGAAGGTTTGAAAGAGCGTTATTTCAGCCATGTCAAATGAGGAAGCAATCTATCACTACAATCGTATGGTAAAAATATGGGGTGATAGATTACCTAATCTTGAACAAGAACCTATTCGTTTTGCATACTATGTTAAATTATACAAAATGTTTTATTTGAAAGAACAAAATGGATCAACTTAAACTTTACATTCATTTACTTGAGCTTATCCTTGAAGAACAAGATAATCGAATCCAACAAATGGAGAAAGAACTTCTGGTATTTGCTCACTTTTTAGAAAAGAATGTTCCTTTTGACCAGATTCCAAACATCTCCAAGTGTTCTCTTTGTGGCTTGGATTTATCTGGTGTTATGGGTTATTGTTGTCCCAATCTCAAGTGTCCTACTGGCCTCGGTCCTGTTTACTGCAAGACCTGATTCTTTTCCAGCGCTTCCGGATTTATATGATGAAATACGATACTTTTAATGAATGGTTCGATGAATTCGAAAATTACTCCATGAGGAGTGACCGGTTTTTCGAAGAATTTTCCGGTATGACACCGCAAAGAGCCATCGAATGGCTTGAGGCTGCATGGAACTGTGCAAGAATGGAAGAGTGCCCATATTGCAGCAATCCAGAATTGAGCGAAGTATTTTTTGACCAGACCTGCCGTTGTTGTGTCGAACGTATGGAAAGTCACGCAAAGGAATTAAAATGAGTTTATTCAAACGTTTCATCAAAGAAGCCGGTAGAGTTCGTACCACCAGAACAATTAATCAAAAGACTGGTAAAGTATCTACGAAAACGTCCACCATGAAGAAAGCGAAAACTGCTATTACGACAGCAACACGTAAAGCCAAAAGAAAATGACAGAAACCTTAGTTAGAAAAAACTCCAAGTTTTACAAGGTACACGTTGCAATGAAAACTGGTTTTGAGTATAATTTCGTGTGTATAGAAAAGAATCATAAAGATATGGTGAAATACACTGAAAGCCTTTTCTGGACTAAATCAACGGAATCTAAAGAGATTACAGAGGAAGAATACCGGAGTTTCTATGATGTTGCTTTGGATGAACCAAAGAAAAGAAAGACAAAGAAATTAAAATAAGGTTTTTCTCATGTACTCATTGACCCAGTGTTCGGCTTCTGCGGTGCTTTGTGGTTTCTTAGAGGCCACAAATTCTTCCATGGAATGTCCAAATTTTGGAGTAAGAGAATCTATTTTAATATCAATTTTGTTAGTGATGACTAACGCAATGATGTATAGTGTGAAAATTAGAATGGCAAACATATGATATCCTTATTAGTATTAGTACTATTAGTGTTTATACTAATATATAGTAATCGAACGATCAATTATGAATGAAAAATACTTTGTGATTGCAGGGAATAGTGGCCAGTATCTAGATTTTGCAAAAAGAAAAGCACAAGACTTTTGGAATCTTGGCATATCCGTATCTCTTTCACATTTCGTGTATGCCGATGAGTTTTGTATCAGAGGCAATCGTAATCCATCAGGATGGTTCATTGGTACCTGGTATGAAAGGAATGATGCATATAATATACTCAGTTTATTACTTATATCTACTGATGATCCAAAGAAACGTATAGTGTTGAATGATCAAATGACTTATTTGTTAACCAAGAAACAAATTATGAGATTGATATGAAAACCAATGATATAAACAATATGATACAGAATATGATAGAAAATGATATCGTATTCCGTCTAAAGAAACGTGCAGAGATCCGTAGACAGATTCCTGGTCGTAGATCCGTACAAGAGGGCAAACCAGACAGAATCTCAGATTTGCTGGAAGAGGCTGCGGAAGAAATTTTAAAATTGCGTAGAGAAAAGAACTTTAAGGAAGAAAACTAACATATATAATATTGTTAGGTGATGAACCTAACAACAACTAAACCTAGTCAATGATGAATTGACTACAAAACCTAAAAATTTATAAAGGAGTTTATCATGCCCATATTAGTGCATTCCGTTCCCATGTCTGCCAAAAAATTCACACAGAATGATTTGGAGATATCATTAAAATATATCAATCCAAGTGTTTATCCCGGTCTTTACAATAAAGATGATCTTATAGATGGATTAGAATATATCAATCGTCAGATAGTTCCACTAGGAACTTTTTTCAATGATGACGAACAATCTTTAGATAAAAGCATTTCGGATAAATCCAGGCATCTTTCTTCAGACGAAGCCGCTGTTCAATCTGCAAGAACGAACGGCCGAGGACTACAAGCCGAAAATGTTTATTATCAAATTCGCACCTATGGATTTAAATTAGATCACAAACCTATTTCAATTGCAATTTTTCCTGATGGTTCAAAATACCTAATCAATGGTCGAACAAGAATCCAAGAGTTAACCGCACAAGGATTTACGAATATCATTGCTGACATTTATAATTGTTCTTCCTATGAAGCTTACCACGATGCAAAACAATTGTTCAATGCAGTTGAAGATCCATATTCACCACATACCATGGAAGATATTGTCAAAACTTGTCGATATGCCATAAAGCGTGGATGGACTAAAAATGATTATGGCGATATTGTTAAGAGAATCAATAGAGTTGCTCCAGGTTGTTTTAGTACAGCCGAAATCAACAAAATTGCTCTTAGAACAATGTCTGGTGATATTGGTTCGTCTATTTCTTGGACAACAAATTCAGCTAAAAAAGAAATACGCAAATGGGGTTACGTTGATAACGAAAATAACAATGGCATTTATTACTATGTTTATTCTTCAGAGGCTCCAGTTAAAGCGATTCCGGCAGCTTGTTGCTATCTAGCAGAAGATTTGGCCGGTAAAAAAGTCAAAGAACTTAGAGTGGTTATTCATACTTCTACATTACAAGGTGCTGATCCAGAAGAATCATGGAAAACTAAGATAGACAATTTTAGAACTGGGTGGAAAAAATACACACAGTATATAAAAGATGGTTTGTTTACTAAAGAATCTGAATTTCTGCATAAGATTAAATTGTTCGGTGTAATACCAGCGGTAGAATCATTGGCCTCAGAATATCCTATGGATAAGATTGTTATGTTTCATGTCGGTAAATTAAAGAAATATTCTTTTTCTGAAATGAGTACCGCCAATGGCCTAACAAGAGCTTTAGACACTGAAGATTTTGAGGATGATGAGGAATAAAATTTGATTTTTTTCTTAGGGGGCTCCGAAAAAATTTTTAAAATCCTTTGAGGAGGCCCCAGAAAATAAAAAATGGGAAAAAAGAGTTTGACCTGGTGGGGCTTTTTTAGCTAACGTACCGCCCCATGGCCCCGCCGGCCCCATATCACTGCTGGTCCTACAGCCAAAAAAAAAGGAGCGACATAGCGCTCCCAAAAGCAACCGATGAGCCGCCAAGCGCCACCGCCTGGTCTTACTGCTTATTTCAGGCCGCTACAGCAATCCGAATAACCTTGGCCATTTTCCGGCCGTGT